AGGGGTGAGCAAAAAAAACACAAAAAAGTTCTTGCTTTTAATTCTAATCTGTGCTATAATTACATCATGAGAAATTCCAATATCTATAAATTCACTGTCACCGAGTATATGCAAAATCCGCCGTCTTGCGGGGGCAACTGGGAGTGCGGGGAAACCACGTACGTGTACATGTCCCGCTCTGCGAAGCGGGCCACCTCCATGGAGGTCCGTCCATCCATCCGCGAGTATGGTGAGCAGGGTGTGCCTATCATGGGCCGCCAGACGCTCACCAAGGGCAACAAGGTCATCTTCGACAGGTGGGATTGACCCGCGTAAAAACCTTCGTAAGTCGTTCACTATCAACGACTTACGCGGCGCGGGCAGCCCCGTCGGCGTAACTCGTTGATGCTCAACGAGTTACATAACATTATACGTATATCCCTGTCAAATCTTTTTTTAATATTTAAATTAAATATTTAATACTTTTTATTTGATATTTATCTATTTATCGTTTATAGTTTGATCATGAACAATAGAATTGATGAAATAATGGCGCATTTAAATAGTGCATCTATAGACGGCGGTTTCTGCCTCTTTGTTGAAAATGGTGAAATCGTTGCTAAAGATCTTCTTCATAATCCTGATGAACTCAATGATCAACTTGAGTTTAATGTTAGGTATGTCGGCACTGATATCTCTGACATTGAAGCGAAACCCTTAACAAAGAAATAAAATCATGGACCCATCAGCAACAGCATTAATGCATGACATAGGCGAAATACTCGATGACTTCAGAGCTGACATGATAGAATCATATGACCCCGATCATATGAAGTTCAGCATTCAAGACATCGAAGAGAAAACCGATAATCTAATAAAAGAAATAAAAGGATTGTTTAGTTCTAGCTATTCTTTTAATAAATAAAAAAGCAAAAAAATACTTGCACCCCTTTTAAATCTGTGGTAGATTAGAGACATGAAATTACAATCCTTAAATCCAACTCAACTAGCGTCATACTTAGCAGGTAAAACTGTCAGGTATACAAACACACAAAACAAATCATCCGTTACTGATAACGGAGTGAGAACTTTTAAAATCGAATCCATTGATAGGGTCGGTAGACACTGGGAAACAAGTGAGCAATTCATAACTGCAAAGGTCTCAGATGTTGATGATTCTGGAGTAGAAAAATATAGAAATTTATATATTGACAGCATCAATGTCATAGTATAAAACTGGAGTTAAGGACGGATGGCGAGATGTTCATGGGGGTGAGTCTCGTCATCCACTCCTTAAAAACTAAACTTAACAACAATAATATAATATGGCAAAACCAACTGAATCAGTTCGCATTGAAGTAAAAACTAAAGATCAAGCAATCTTGCTTAACTATGCTCTCGGCGTAGTTCATCAAGCTCTGGCAGAGAGAATGTCAGACACAGCAGATGATAAACTTGATCTATTCATTGATAATGTAAAGTGGACACGCAAACACGCTAATACATTAAACGAAAAATTTGCGTTAAACGCAGAACAATCCTAGGAGGGTATAGTCACCGAGTTTAGACTCAGCCCCCTACAGCACAAAAGTTGTAGGTAAGTGACGATGAAACAAATCTTACGCCAACCCAAAGTCGCTTCGGCGATGAGACTCACCGAGTGGTGGTGAGGGGCTAAGTAAAAACCTTGGTATGGTTATAAAGGGATTTACCGCCAACTCTACGGAGAACAATCCCAAACCTAAATACTGGAGGCAAGCCCCAACGGAGCGCTCCCGCCAGTAGGGAAGCCGTCGATAGTGACAGAGCGGTCTTTAAATAGACCTTAATAACTCGAAAACTATCGGCGGTTTCTTAAAATAAAGCCGTCGGCAGGAATAAGAGGGCTGTTATGCTCTTCAGAAACTGTCGGCGGTTTTTTTTTGTGCTGTTAACTGCTTATATAAGTCGTTCAGTATGAACGACTTACGCGGGCGCGGCCCCCCGCGCGGCGTAACTCGTTGATACTCAACGAGTTACGAATGATTCTACTCATACGCCGTGATAACTTTGTCAAGTAATAATATAATAAATATTTGTCAAGCAAATATTTAACCTAAACTTTTTTGTTTTTTTCTCTTTACTTTTTTGTTTTCTGCGGTTATAGTTACCTCATTATGTCACTTATATTCGCAAAAAATAAACTGGAGCCGATCACACGCCCAAGCGCAGGATCGGTTTGGACTTCACATAACGTTGAGACTCTCTCTGTAGATGATCAAATTCGGGCGGTTAGAACACCCCCCAAAACGGATAGCCATACGCCTATCCCTCACAGCTTGCTTGTCGATAAAACTCGCAACGCTTTAGATCGTGCAGGTTTCACCATCACTGAAGAAGAACACGCTCTCGCTCGTGGCGGTCAGCGTTACTTTGGTGGATTCGCTTTGACTGGTGATGATATCAAAGGTAAGGATCGTAGACTGGTTTTCGGCTTGCGTAATTCTCACGACAAGTCCACAGCATCTTCCGCTTGCATGGGTAATTCTATGTTGGTTTGCGACAATATGTGCTTTTCGTCTGACGTTAAGCTCGCTCGCCGTCACACTGTTAACATTCTTCGGGATCTTGATGGGATGCTTGCCAAAGCTATCGGTCGCATCGTTTCGTCATGGCATGACATGGGCGAGAGAATTATGGCTTACAAAGATTCTGAGATCTCTCCTGAGAGGGCTTCTAATCTTGTTGTGGATCTTGCCGAGATCAAAGCTCTTCCAGAGCGTGACGTTTACAAGACTGTTAAAGAGTTTCGTAATCAGCCCCACGAGCAGTTCAGAGGCAACACCCTCTGGAATTTGTACAACTCCGTAACTGAGAATCTCAAGGGCGGTGATTTGTCCAAGCTCCCAGAGCGCACTATGAAAATGCAGAGTCTTTTTGATTCTGTTGCAGGTCATACGCCTGAGATCATAGAAGCTGAGGAGGTCGTTTTACCCGCATAACTAGCCCCGCCTTACCAACCACGCCCGCATCCCGAAAGGGGTGCGGGTTTTTTTTGTGCTTTTAACTTGACAAGGGTTTAAGTAATAACTTACGTAAGTCGTTCAGTATGAACGACTTACGCGGGCGCGGCCCCCCGCAGGGCGTAACTCGTTGATACTCAACGAGTTATGAAGCAAAACTATATGTCAAGCTATAATTAAAATTAATTTTAATTATATTAAATGATTTTTTATTTGACCTAGAATATATCATAGTTTATATTCAACCTATGATAGAAGACTATCCAATAAATATAGATAAAGATAAAAGAGACTTCCAAGTCTTTATGTTACATCAAAATGGCGACCAAACAATTAACGGATGGTTTACTTATGATGGTGCGGTTCAGTATATCAAGAAATATAAAAGTGAAAACTTGGATACTGACTTAGAAGTGACTAAGTTTGAAATATTGTTAGACAACACAAATGTAGTAATATGAGATACTTAACACTTAGCAACTCAAAAATTTTAAAGGGATTCCAAAAAGGTTTCATAACTTATGGTCTTCACTTCGCACCGTCTACTTTGTCGGGGCGTAATGTTTGCCCGAACGCATCCCCTGGATGTGCAGAGGCTTGTTTAAATACAGCAGGTCGGGGCATGATGAACATGGTGCAAGAGGCTAGGATAAACAAAACAAATAAATTCTTTAATAATAAGTTTGAGTTTGTGCTTCAGTTGGTAAAGGATATCCAAGCAGGTATAAGGTTTGCGACACGTAAAGAAATGAATGTTTGCTTTCGTTTAAACTTAACAAGTGATATCCGTTGGGAAAAATATGGCATCATGCAAGAGTTTCCAAAACAACAGTTCTACGACTACACAAAGAGTAAACAGAGAATGAGAGCTTTCCTCGGTCGTGGTCTAGGATATAACTCTGAAATGCCTCACAATTATCATCTTACTTTTAGCAGAGACGAAACAACAGACATTGAGTTTATAAAAGAAGTAATTAAAAAAGGTGGTAATGTTGCAGTTGTGTTTGATGAGATTCCAAATACTTGGGAGGGTATGGATGTTATCAGTGGCGACGATCATGACTTGCGCTTTACTGATCCTCATGGTAAAATAGTTGGACTACAAGCAAAAGGCAAAGCAAAGCAAGATAACTCTGGCTTTGTTGTAAAAGTAAAAAATTAAATATGAAAGATGATATAATATATAAATTGAAAATAATAGGAGGCCCAGAACATAACAATGTAAAAGGTTTTTTTACAGCTGACCAGTTGAGAAAAAAAATCTATCTACTAAGAAAACAATTTGGCAATGACTGGTCTTATGATATAGTACCATGTAAACAAACACATTTAAAATGAAAGAAGTTAACTACACAAATCAAATCCGTTTTTTACTAACTAAGACTAATGTTCTTATAGACTTGCGATACGATAATTCCAAGGGGATTACTCACGCAGTCAAGACCCATCAGTTAAAGATGTATAAACCTATAACTAATATAGATGGCTCAGAGGTTCTTGAGGAAATGCCAAGTTACTACTCAGAGAGTGACGAGATGAATCAGAAAGCAATTGAGTTGATTTATATGGATAGGCGTGGTAAGTTATCCGAAGGGATGACTCTATAAAAAAAATGCCACACGAAATAAGTTTAATCTTTGTTTTAGCAATCGCACTTTTAATTTTAGCACTAAGATGACAAGCATACCACACGAACCAGATATAAAAGACCAAGAAAAAAAAGAGGTTTATACTAATCTCGCTAAGGTCGTAGGCGATGCTTGCGAAGCATGGCTTCGCAAGAAAGGCATCGGCACATATGGATTCAAAGAACAAATGAATAAAGAATATAAACAGGCAAAAGCAAAAAAATAAAAGTTTTGTTATACGCAACAAATACGCACCAGTTAGGAGTAGAGCGCAGAGAGATCCTGCGACGGGTTGTTTTCGGGGAGTCATTACCCCATTCTTTCTAACCTTTTGTGATCACCTAGCTGGTGCTGTAACTCGTTCAGCATGAACGAGTTACGCGGGGCGGCGACCCCGTACTGCGTAACTCCTTGATAATCAACTACTTACGATATATAATATATATATAAAGTAAAAGGCCCACATTCGCGGGCCTTTATTTAATACTGGTTATTTGATCTGGGCTTATTAGTTATTAAGTTATTTGATATTAGATATTAGATCTGGGTATTATTTGTATGTGTTTATTTAGCCCCACTTATTTGATCTGGGATCATTTGAAACTAAATATAGCTATTAGTAGTCCTATTATTATGGTTACCAGAATCGATATTGGAATATCCCACGGAGTGGCATAAAGTTTTTTATATTGTTTCGCCTCTTGTTTATTACGCTTTCTCTGGTTCACCCTTGGATTCATTTCTTCTTCCATGTTTATTATTACGCTTATTTGTAATCGACTTGAAGAATATTGTTGTTTCAATTATGTCACATAACTGTACAATACATAAATTACAAAAATAAAAAATAATAGATATAAAACCGACTCTATCCGTGTCATTTGTTTTGTTTTGTTGGGGGTTATATATATACTACACTAACCATCGCTCCAGTAGTCATCTATATCATCGTCCTCATGTGATGTTTTCTCCCCCCCTGTAATAGAGAGTATAAGTAGAGAGAAGAACATAATAATAAAGCCCCAAGGGTAAAAATTGTCCATAGTTATTTAAAATGATTAAAAATTATATTTAATTAATTAAAAAGGGTAGACAGTATATCCAAGCTCTCCATATCATATCTTTCCAAACAAACCATTTTATATTCTTATATTGTAGTATTATATATATATCTATTGTATAAGGGTCTGATGTATTGTATATGTATATGGGGGTATATGGTAATGTCTATGGTTATATAATTACAAACGAAGTAAAAATAATTTATAATTACTTTGTATGTTGAATGGTGGCATACCAGATATTGTAGTAGAACATAGATAAAAACACAATAAGTAGTATATCGCTTCCTAATATTATAGAACTAACTAGAAGAAATATCATTGAAAGGTTGTTACTCCATCTACATATAGATCTGCTTTATCTATATCCTGACCGTGCAAAGTACTCCAATAATGTGATGGCTTTTCTTGTGCTACTTCAATAGCTAATCTCTGAGCTTCTTCTTCGTTGTTAGCTTTGACTTCTATAGGAAGAGTTACTTCAGTTACTCTATTAACATCGATGATATAACTATTCATTTGTAATTACAATATTAACTTGCCATGGGTGAGTTTTCCAATCTTGACCTCTAGCCTTCAATGTAACTGTATCTCCGACTTCTGCAAACTTTTTTAAACCAGTGATAGATATTCTTTTATCTCCTCTGCCTTTAGCCTTATAGAAAGACACTTTACATTTTGTATTATCTTTATATCTACCAACTAATTCAAATCTATCTCCTGCATCTGCATCTGAATATTTAAAATCAAAACTCTCTGCAAAATCACAGACTGTTTTATTGGCATCAATTATACTCTTGTTGAGCATAGTGTTTGTTAATTTTATAATAGCTTTTTTACTCATACTGCAATAATAATCTATATTAAAGGTAAGTCAAGAATAAATTTGCCCCGAATTTAAATTAATTTTATTTAAAAAAAAATGTTGACCTAAATTGGATATCATCTATAGTTGTCCCATGAGTAATAAGAAAAGTAATCGTGGCAGACCGAGAGGAGCCACATCATTTGTAAGGGTTTCATTGAGAGACTTGACACAACAGATAGGAGAGAATGCCTCAGTGGTAGTCTCTAAAAAATGGCTAGAAAGTATTACTGGAGGAATCGATGAGCTTCCACCTGCTAATATAGAAACTTCACAGATCAAAGAAGTTGAGGAGCCAACACCAGAAATTGAAAGAATCCAGTTCACAATCCACGATGATTAATGATTTGATAGGTCAGGAGCAACTTAAAAAAAGGTTGCAGTTCTACACCGATTCTAAAAAAGCCACTGGTGTGATACCATTCTTAATGTTCAATGGAGCAAAGGGATTAGGTAAAACAGAATTTGCAAAGCAGTTTGCAAAAACTTTAGGTAAGAAAATGATAGAAATAAATTGTTCTACTATCAGAAATGGTGAGCAATTTTTCGAGCAGATATTTATTCCTGCTATCATGGACAAAGATATAACAATTCTATTTGATGAGGCTCATGCTTTACCGAAGGATTTAGTTATGGCTTTTCTGACTATCTTTAATGTCGAAGGTGCTAAAACAAAAAGATTTGATTTTGGCGATAACAGTTTTGTTTTTGAGTTCGAGAGACAGACATTTATGTTTGCCACTACAGAATTAGACAAATTGTTTCCTCCGTTTAGAGATCGTCTCACAGTCCTTGATTTTGTGCCATACTCTCCTAGTGAGTTATCTAAGATTATGTCTAAGAAGATTAGTTGGGTTAACTTTAAAGATAATGTCATCGAAGAGGTGGCAACTACATTAAGAGGCAACGCAAGATCAGCAATCAAAAGAGCTTTAGAGATAAGAGCTTATTGTGAGGTAAACAATCAAAGTGATTTTGGTCTTCAGGATTGGAACAGGCTTTGTGATTTAATTGATATTCGTCCGTATGGATTGAGTAATACAGAGATCCAGGTGATGCAATTATTGAGAGATCGAGGTGCTTGTACTTTACAAATGATATCTGCTGTAACAGGAATGTCTCGCACTGCGATACAACGTGATGCTGAAGTTTATCTTTTAAAAGAGGGCTTCATGAAAATAGATGGCAAGCGTTGGATCACAGATAAAGGAGTAAAAGCATTAGATAAAATCAATTAATGGCTAGAGTAAAAAAATATGCCCCGACTTCAATCGAGGTCGGTGGAGTAACTTTCAAAATCATTTATAAAGAATTAGAGGATTTCGGACAGATGGATATAGATAAAAAGACTATCTTTATTCGTAAGGGAATGTCTAATGAAAATACTTTTGATACTCTGATGCACGAATGCGTCCATGCTTGTCTTGCAGTTGGAGGAGTCAGTTATATTATAGATGAAGATAAAATAGAAGAAGGAGTCACTAGATGCTTAGATAATCTAATGTTTCCAATTTATAAAAAAGAAATTAAAAAATTATAATTATGCCAAACCACGTAACAAATAAACTCACAGTTAGAAAAGGAACACAAAAAATTCTTCCTGCTCTTTACAGTGCAACTATCGAATACAACAGCATAGATGAAAAACTCTATGATATCTTACGGAACTTTTCTTTTAAGAAGATTATAAAAGAACCGCAAGTAACATTTGATTTGGGTAAATCTGTAAATTATACCGAATGGAGATGGGATAATTGGGGAACCAGAACAGATGCTTATGTTGTTGATGATCCTGATGAGTGGCAGAATAAAGATGAGACTATTAACCTAATAAATAGTTTTGGTCAGTTCGAGACTGCATGGTCACCGCCATTAAAGGTAATTCGTAAGCTACAAAAGATGTTTCCAGATTATTCTTTTGCATTAGACTACATAGACGAACAATTTATGTTCTGCGGTACGATGGATGTAAAAGGTGAGGACAATCACACAGAAGAAGAAAAAGATTTAAGGTATTATGGAGCTTATCTCTTGCAATATTCACACAAAGATTTAGATGAATTCTTTGAAAGTTGTGAAGAAAATGTTTGACATTGAATTAAAATTAATTTAAATTATTTAAAATGAATTATTATTACACAGATGAAGCAGATTCAGTGATAGATACGCTGAAAGAACACAAATATTTAATTATGGAAGCATTCAATCCTATCGGAGATGTATTTGACGAGATGGAAGCACAGTTTGATTTGATGATTAATGAAGCAACAAAAGTATTAAACAATAGCAAGAGAGTAAAATGAGAACAGATCAAGTAGCCAAAGATGGAGAGAGATATGAATATGAGTTATCTTTAACTCATGATATAGACCAAGGTTTCATAGTTGATTGTAGGGAGGATATTGTAAAAGATGATGATGTAGTATCATCTGAGTATGCAGAAGGTTTTATTTTTGATGATTATTATGAAGCAGAAAAGAAACTTAAAGAGATCCAAGATCGACTAGAAAAACATAATCAAAAAATATTTGTTACTAACGAAGTAAAAACATTACATAATGTTACTGGTAGAGAGATTAAGCCAAAACAAAAGCCAACTCTCTGGACAGTAGATCTTAATACAACATTTAAAAACATTCTGTTTGACTGCACTGAGGATGAACTAGAACAGAACGTTCAAGAGTTTGTTATTAGTGAATTAGAAAATTTAGACTGGACATATGAAAAAGCTGATGTTAATGTCGGCAAAACAATGATAAGATCATGAGTGAAGAAAATAAAGAAACAAAGTATTTTAGTGCGTCTTGTAATTTAAATTTCACAGCAGGAAGTTATGAGGAGGCTTGTGACCAACTGCTAGATTATTTAAAAGACTCAGTTACCGATGGAGATGTTACATCTTGGTTTATAAACGAAGAATAAAAATGATATTATTAAATCCAAACTATTGGGATTGTGAATGCAAAAGCAATTACATCCATAAAAAAACAGAAACACATCATTGTGTTAAGTGCGACACATATGAAGAAGATCAACCAGATTCAAGACAGGAGGAGGTAAATGAGTACATTAATAAAAGATATTAATTGGTTAGTTGATTATCTGTCTAATGTAGGAGCAGACCATAAAAGCTCTGGGCTTGATTCCACAGCAGAGGATTACCAACTTTGTATTGACGTTATAAATCAATTAACTGATGTGATAGAAGAAGTAGATTTTGTGGATGAGGTAGACATAAAAGCAATTAAAAAATTTAAAAAAGGTTATTAATGGAGTGCAAAAAAAGCTCTTGCAAATATCCAGTAACGTGCGATCATAACGCAGATTGCATGGAGCAATTAGTAATTGAAGCAAATCGTAGAAGAAAAATGAACTATAAAGAAGCAATAGAAGTTATTATGTTTTTAGCTAATAGAGAGTTAGAAACTAATCAAAGTAATTATGATGTGCCAGTATTATTTAAAGATGATAAGAGCATAAACATCGAAGCAATAGAACAAGCTTTTGAAGTTGTAGAAGAAGAATTAGAAACTTTACCTTATTAGAATGCAAGATAGGATACAATTTAATTTAATCAATGGTTGGAGATTTGCAGTAGGAGTAGATGAAAAAGAAAACGTCCTTCATGTAGAGATAAAAAATGATAGTGAAAAACCATTAATTGAATGGGCTTACTCTGAGGAGGAAGCGAAAGAAAAAGAACCTGTTGTTTGGAGACAAGCTTTTACCACAGAATTATTAGAAGAAGATGAAGAAGTTTAAAGTTACATTCCGAGATGAGATAGAAGCAGAATCAGAGGAGCAAGCATATAAAAACATTCGTGATTTTTGTGCAATGGTTTACAATAGTTCAGATGTTACAGCTTTTAAATTTGAGGAAGTTAAAGAAGATGGCAATGGGCATGAGATTAGAATGCCTGTAAGTCCATAAAATTATGAAAAGTATTTGGCGGTTATGGGCAAAAGCATTGGGAGAAAAGCAAGGAAAAGATAATGAGGCTGATTGTGTCGCCCTTATTAGAACTTTGATAATTCTTCAAGCTATTATTTGCAATTTCTTTATTGTGGCTAATATTATAAAAAATTGGTAATGAATATATTTGTAGTAGACAAAGACCCCAAGATATCAGCACAGCAATTGTGCGACAAACACGTTATTAAAATGATTTTAGAATCTGCTCAGATGTTATGCTCTGCATTCCCTAATGGAACCGCACCATACAAAAGAGCTTTTTACAATCACCCATGTACTATTTGGGCTAGAGAATCGCAAGAAAACTATGAGTGGTTACTAGATCATGCGTATGCCATGTGTCAAGAGTATACTAGACGTTATGGCAAAGTCCATAAATCTATTTACGCCATTGAATGGTGCGGTAAAAACTACCATAAACTAAACTTATCTAAGATTGGATTAACTAAGTTTGCTCAAGCCATGCCAGAACAATATAAAAACAAATGTAGTATTACAGCTTACAGATCATATTACAATGGAGAGAAAGCAGGATTCGCTACATGGAAAACAAGAAAAAGTCCTGAGTGGTTTGTAAAAGCATGAATTTTTTTAAGCTTCTCCTTGCATACCTCAACATAATAGTTCCTACTCCTTCCGAGGAGTGGGAACTTATTTCAAATCAAGAAGAAACTAATTATTTGATTGTCCATCAAAGTGGCAGATGGTATGAAAAAATAGTAGACAAAAACAAAAGACCCATTTACATTTCAAATAGCGAGCATCATAGGTACATGATCGAATGGAAAAATAATAAACCTTCGGTTAAATACAAGGCTCCAAATGGTTGGAAATGGATTAAATTGAATTAAAATTAATTTAAATTAAATTTAAATATTATTTTAGTCTCCGTTTGGGGAGTCCACTGGTGGAGGTGGGGTATTAGCCCAAGTTCTCAAAGCGGGAATAGCTACCAATATCGCATCCATTGCGGCTTTTACCTCTGGCACTTCATCAACAGCTTGCCAAAAAGTTTTTCTTCCGTTAACTTTATTTGGAACGTGTATATGAGTTGCTCCCTCATTGTCAGGAGAAACAAGAACTTTTTTATTTTCTGCATCATAAGGTAACATTTGTATATTTATATTACCTTCATTTGGTGCTGCTTCTGCTGTATTTGGAGAAAATATATTTATACTTTGAATCCATACAGAATCAAATGTTTCTTCTGCTGATGCTGGTACAACAAACGGCTCCTCTCTTGGGATTGGTGATCCTGAATTTTCATCTGGCATAATATATAATTAATTAAATTATTTAAATTTCTATTTTATATTTACACTAGTGTAATAATATATGTGAATTTAATTGTTGTTTCTCATTTAACCACAAAAGAAGGTTTATATTTTAGATACCTCTCAAACGTTGCGAAACTACATTACAACATGGATGTTGTTGTAGAAGCAAAAAAAGAACAAATAGATTACTATTATAAGCTCCTTAAAAAACATGGTTTATATGATTTTGTTTCAGAGATTGTGCCACCAGAATATGAGGTAGATGGCATAAGATTAGACACAGAATTAAATTATCCTTTAACAATACAAACAAATTCAATTCATGTTTTTAATGTAACTAATTTAATCGCACAAATTAAAACTTTACATAAGATACGAAAAGATTTATTTTAGTTTTTTAGAAAAAATATAATCCTTTATTTGGAAAAATATCATTCGATCTGGAGCTTTTGTTTATTTGGCTCAATCCAATTAGATCTGGGGGTATGGCAAAAAGAAAACGTTTTTACTTTTTTCTGAGAAAAACTCTTTTATTTCACTCACGTTAGCGTAAATTAATTCATCATAGTTTTTGTGACCATACGAACCTTTTCTTTTATATATTTTATATGGCATGCCTTTAACATAACTATCCACTAATCTAGTAGTAGTAACATTTTTTTGAGTTCTCGCCTCAGCAAAGTCTTTGAGAGTTGACATATGATATATATTAAACCCACCTTCAACTTCTTTAGCTAAGTAATCTGAGTCTCCATACATCCAACCATCATCACCTTTAGTATTCTTAAACTCTAGAGTAATAAAATTATCATCCTTTCCTTGATTTCTACCAGGAGTATTTCTATTCTTGACTTGGAACTTTAATATATTGTTTTCTTTTGTTTTAATAATGAAGTCTACTTTATTAACACAATCTTGTTCCTTATTTGCTTTGCGAACCTTATTGCCTCTACTAATCATAAGGTTTTTAAAATTGTTTTCTGTCTGACGACCTGCGGTTGCAGATGATTTGTATGTATTTAGTCTATTCATTATTTGGCTTTATTTCGTTCGATCTTGGACCTTTCCTCAATCAGCATGGCTTTAGCTAAGATAGCATAGTTTATAATATCATCACAAGCATCTTCAACTGTTTCGTTTGGAACAGAAAGTTCTTTGTCATTAGTGAAAGAATTTATTCTTTGTATTTTATCTATGACTCTTATTAGTAACCCTTTGACTGGGTGCAAGCCTATTATTTTTGATGAGTTAAAGTTGGCAAAGATATCATTAGCTGTTTTGCCACCAGTATAATCATTATTTTTCTTTACCATGATTGATTTGCACTTGGAACAAGTGTCTTCATGGATTTCTAATAGTTCATTTATATTCATTCATTCATCTTTTCTTTGACTATTTTTTTTGCTCCCTCATGAAAATCCTCAAGTTCTTTTTCACTCATAGAATTATATTCTTCTTCCGTTAAATTTTCAGCTTCATAAAGGGCTATTTCTATTTCTTCGTCAGTAGGATAACGTAACTCATCTTTCATATCCTCTGGAATAATACCAAGCCAACAAATGCTTTTTTCTTTTTTATTTTCTTGCCTACTAAAGTCTAACTCTCCTTGTTGTAAGTTCTCTTTTTTTCTTTTGTTCACATAATAAAAATTATACTTTATATAAGCCTCTCTCTCGGACATCCCTTTGCATGATTCTGGAATTGCTTGGTTTAAATCAGGTATATGATTAGACCCTGTTATTTTATTGCAATAATTTATTACTTTTATATAAGCACCTTCCCAACCATCCGTAAGAATGAAAAAAGATTTTTTTTGGTTGCCGCCCTCTAATTCTGGCCTTCTTCTAAAAAAAGACCAACAACTACGAGTAAGCTCAAAACAAATAAATTTAGGTATTTTGTTGATCCTCTTTTTTGATTTTTTTATATTATCAGAATGACTTAACAACTGTAAATTGTCTTTTGTATCTGGTTTAATAACAAATAAATATTCTTTACCTTCAATTTCAATATCTTCGTCATGATCAACCATCAAGTCATTAATTATATTAAAGTAATCTCCTGCCTCTACAACTCTTGGATCATTTCCATTTAGCATGACGTAAGCAAGCCTACTTAAACGGTATTCAGAGCTATGGATAGATAAGGAATACCTAATCTCATAAATACTTTTCATCGTTTTCCTTGGTTTTTTAAAAAAACTAAACCCCCCGCAACGTTTATTATCAATGTAAGGAACTAAAACATCTTTCAAAAGATAACCTTTAAATCCAATATTTTCTCTTGGTGGGATAAAAATATCTTCAACTCTTAGTTCTAGTTTATCAACTAGTTCTTTTGGTATTGGTTTGAATTTCATAAAATTACGCCCCCCACATTGCTACAACTCTTAGCATTTCTGCGTTGACCCAACTGTTAATAACACCATTTGAATCTTTATATTGCATTCTAACTGTTACATATTCATTAAAATTACTTCGTATGGGTGGCAGTGGTCTATACCATTCCCAGTTTGGATCTATCACTCCATCTGGTGAAACTTGCTTTACCTCTATGAGATACCAAATGGGTCGATCAAAAGTAGAGTCAGATATCCAACCAACGGTAGCTATTCCAGAGTATTGATCGTGCTCAACATTTATTTTAGGAAGTGGTGGAATGGTTCCCCAGTGGTCATCCGCTTTACAAAAAACACTAAGAAACAATAGTGTTACTATTAAAATTGATTTTTTATTCATTTTTATGCTAAATTTTCAAAGTTTAATGGATCGATTTCTGGAATATCTTGCGGAGGATCTATTGGTGGCGGTTCTGGAAATATTAATATTTGTGGAATTGGTAGAGGCTCTTCCTTAAATTTGTCGTCGCTATCATAAAAAGAAGTGACGGCTACAGTCATAAAAACTGCAACCGTCACTATTATGCCAACTGATAAAGTTCTTTTCATTTTTTTAACTGAAGTCATTATTGTTATTTGCTTTTTTTTCATTCATCCTTTTGATGTGCCTCTCCCACATCTGGTCTGCCACTGTCTCCTCATCTTGTATAGGTTTTTTGTTAACATTAAAAGCTTCCATTTTTAATCTGGTTATCTCTGCTTCTACAAGCGAATTGTAAATTCTTATAGGAAATCTAAAAAAAACTTGTAAAGTTGTGATTAAACCTATAAAAACTGACACAAATAAACCTACAGTAAGTGCAGCAATTATGGATATTATAGCGTATATCACTTGTAGAATCTTAAAGTGTATCATCTATGGCTTTGAGTAATGTATTGTATAATTATCAGGCTTGATGCCTATAACATTAAAATCTATGTACTCCACTGCTTCCTCTAAAGACATACCGTCTTCCTGAAAATGGTCAAGTATTTTTTCATATTCGTAAATCAAAAAACCTCTTTGATCTACTCCCGTAATACAGTGGTCTAAGCCTGTAAATTTTATGGCCTCATCAGCAACAAAGAAGTCCAATTCTTTTATTTCGTCCCAAGTTATATTATAAAATGCGCGATTCTTATTTGAACAAACAGAAAAAAATCTTAGCACTAATAATATTGTTAGCACCCACCCCAAAAATATGCACAAATATAACATATATTTGAGGTTAAATTATTTAATATTAGCTGTCAAACTTTTTCTTCAGAATTTTCTTCTTTATCGCTCTCATCTGGTATTAATGTAGGCTCAGCAAAAAATGGCTCAACAATTTCACCTGGAGTTTCAGCAGCAGCTTGAACTTTTTTAGCTAATACAAGTGCAGCCTCTGCGACAGTTAAACCTTGAGCTTTAACAGCTACATCTAAAAGTTGGACTAAAACTTGTAATTCATTGTCCGTGTATTCAATAGTTTTCATAAATAATAGATTATATAGTTTAAATGTATATTATAGTTATGTAACAATTTTTCTAAAATTAGTGTAACTTATATGTAAATTACCGATATTATGGCAGGGGAACTTTCTCAAAGAATTCATTCAAACTTTTCAACTGATGTGGCCACTTGGTCAGGATTTAGGGATGAAATAACTGGAGCATACATAAATAATCAAGGCACAGGCGCGGCTTATGTTGATTATTCTGATCATCTAATAAGAGAATACAACGATAAAATAAATGATTTAAATTTTTCTAAAGAGCTTCTGATAGAACCCATGGATGCGGGTTTTAGATACGTAAATGACCCCGTTGTAGGGGCATTTCATAGTGGATTACACTCATGTTTTTCCGCTAGAACCATAGGTTTTGGTGGCCCGTTAGTAAGGGTTAGACGCGCCTCTGATAATGTAGAGGTAGATGTGCGAGGAAATATAAACGGTGAATTATCTTTAAACTCTCCAGTTATAGATGAAACAGAAAACTTATTACCATATTCAGAAGACATATCGGAATGGGATGAAACAAACAATTTATTTACTAAAAACATAACAGGAAACGATTCGCCTTTAAGTCCTCACACTGGATATGAATTTACAAGCACTAATATAGATAGAATTGTAGATGGTAAATTAACTGGTAAATTAAGCGCTAATTGGGCATCTTCAAATTCTTCTTTAGTTAGCGTTAATGCTTATGTTTCTGGAAGACAATTAATTCAGAATACAGGTTTTGAAAGAAATGCTAATAATTGGACCCCACAGGACGGAAATATTTCTGTTGTTGCGGATAATCTTGTATCAGTCCCTACTTATCAGACTGGGGCAAATCTCGTTATTAACGGAACTTATACTGGAGCTGGTCATTGGTCAAAATCTGCCGATCCAATAGTGGTTATTGCTAATGGCGTGGCGACATTTACCGTAACAGATGGTGGTTATGCATTCATTTCCCAAGCTATTAGTCTTGTGTCAGGAAGACAATATAGAGTAGAAGCCACGGTAAGCGGAACTTCTGGAAAAGCACTTCGTGTAATGGATAACACTTCGGATTTAGGAACGTTGAAGAGTTCTGAAACAGAATTTACTTTTGATGGGACCGAGCAAAATCTATCGTTTGATTGGACGGCAGGAAGCAATTCAAATGCTATTCAGTTTACTAGAAGAGGTGTTGGCGATTTTTCTTTTACATTAGACGATGTTTCCGTCTATCAGACAAACGCAACGAATATGTCGCGTATAGGTTTAATAGATGGCCCAGACGCTTATGAACCAGGAGGATTTAGTCAAAACGCTGCCGCTATAAGAGAAACAACAGGAATTGGAGAGCACTCGTTTCAATTCGCAGCAGATGAATATGATTTTGCTTTACCTACTGGCGCTAAAGTAACAGCTTCAAGTTTTTTAAGAAGTGTCGGCGGTAGAAATGTAGAATTAACTTTTTTTAATGGTAATTTTTCTAGTAGTAAATCGGCTAGGTTTGAATTGACGGGAGATGGAACTGTTGCATTCTCGGACGGAGACGCAGCTACCATTGAGCCTGTAGATAACGATTATTACAAAGTCAATTTTCAATTGACAACTCCTTCGACGAGTGTTGACGCTGCCATTAAACCATACGTAAGATTTAGGCTACTTCGAGATGATACTAACCTTGTGACCTATTCAGAAGATTTTAGTCAATGGAATGATGTAAATACAACTTTGACGGCAGGTCAACTAGATCCTTTTGGTGGGACAGGCGCTACTATTTTCACACCAGCGGGAGATGTTAATGACCGTAAAGAAATACTAACTTCTGTAACTTCGGGTACAACATACTTTGGAAGTGTTTTTGTAGCGACTGGAACATCAGATAACTTTCGAGTTCAATTTGTAGATAATGAAAACGGCTATGCCAACAGAGGATTGCTTAAAGTTGATATTGGAACCGATGGTTCTTTCTCTACAGATACAGCTACACTTGCTTCGAACGTAACATATACACCATCTTCTAATGGGTTTACTAGAGTAAGTTTTTCATTTACACCCACTGCTTCAACAGATCAGCTTTCTTTTAGATTGTTTCCAGATAACGATAACGGAACAGCAACAACAACCTTTTTTGGAGCACAACTAAGCGATGAGGATACACTCCCAGACTATGCTAAAACGAACGGCTCAACAATAACTTCAACGGGTTGGGCAGGAGATACAGGTAAAGGTATTGATCAATTTGAATTAAGAGTTTTTGAAGGTACAGAAACTCGCGGAAGAGTGTTGCCTACTTCTACAAGTAGTTATGTTTTTCAACCTTTCGCAACTGAAGCTGGTAAGCAATATAGAATATCAGCAAGCGGCTCTAGATCTTTAGAGACTGGGTTCGCTACAAATCTCGTTACTAACGGAACTTTTGCTTCAGATAGCAATTGGACTAAATCTACAAACGCTGTTATCGCTGATGGTAAAGCTACGATGACAGTAATAAGTGGAGAATTTGAACAAGTAGCTCAAAATCTGACATACACAAATGGGCAAACTTATAGAGTAAGAGCTGATGTGAGTGGAACTTCAGGAGGACTCATGCGAGTTATGGATAATGGAGCTAATAATGGTGGTTTAACAACTACTAATGGCGTTCATGAATTTGATGGAACTAACCAAACAGTAGATTTTAGTTGGCAAGCAAATGCGAACTCTGCAAATATAAGTTTCGCAAGGCATAATCCTGCAGATGAATGGGGTAGTAGTGGTCAATTTACCGTTGATAATGTTTACGTCTATCAACCAAACGCAACTCAAGTGCAGTTGCAAGCGCTTGATAATGAAAATTCTAACGCTTTTATAAAGGCATCTACCGCTGTTTTTGATGGCGATATCTCAATGGATTTTACAGCCGTGTCAGACACTTCAGCTATAGCACTACTAGTTAGTGATAATGCAGTCCCTTCTGCTGGCTTTTTCACAAATTGTTCAGCTAAAGAAATAGTTTACAAGGCTGCATGGAATACAACGAGCACACAAACTCTAACGCAATCAGATAAACTAGGAACAGTAGGTGGCAAAAAATATAATATTAAGTTTAGCATTTCTGATTATGAATCAGGAGCTATAAAATTATCAAATCCGACTCCATCAGAAGAGACTTTATTTTCAGGTGATGGGACTTATGAAGTAGAGGTTATAAATGACGCTCTATTTGCAGGTTTCAACGATGTTCAATTTAAAAATCAAGGCACAACCAACTTAAAAATAACAGACATATCTGCAATTGAATCGTTGCCAGTTTCACCATATTATCAAGTTTACAGCGTTCCTAGTGATGATAATACCATTTTATCTGAATCTACAGAGACTTTGAATGTTAAGAGTGGGGATATTTTTACAGCTTCAGTTTATGCTAAAAATGTTCATACTACAGGTGGTAATTTATTACTTCAAATAAATAGAGGTGCTGGCGGCGCGTTCGAGGAGACTTTTCAACAACTAGATGCAGCTTCAACTAACGAATGGCAAAGATTTACTGCCATACATGAATTCACAGAAGCACACACACAATTACGAGCAAGATTATTTGCTCCATCTGGTGCAAGAACATCAGGACAAATATTTGGATTTCAACTTAATAGAGGATCAGGTGCTGAGCCATACATTAAAACTGAGGGATCTCCTATAACTAAAGAAAAAAACCCAGCTCCTTTAAGAGACTTTTTATATGGATCAGAATTAGTAACTGATACTAAACTAAGAGATTCTAGTCAATGGTCATCTCAAAGCACTGCTGGTACTGTTAGTTTTGGTGACCAAGGGGCCACTTTCACAATAACAGATGGGGGTTACGCTAAACTAAAACAAAACATTACTTATGAGGTCGGCAAAACTTACATAGCAACTATAAATGCTGTTGGCGTGTCAGGTACAAAGCTACGTGTCCAAGATGACGATGGTGGCGCTGGAGGACTTTCAAATACTGTTTTCTTTAGCTTCGATGGCACAAATCAAACACTTACATTTCCATTTGTGGCTACCGCAGATTCAGATTCGATTCTTCTCTCTAGAAGCTCAGCTGGCACTTATAAAACATTGGTGAAATCAATTTCTGTTAGAGAATATGAAGATGGTTTTTGCACTCTTTGGTATGATCAATCAAACTTTGGGACTAAAGCTGAAAGAAATTTCCAACAGCCCACAGCAGCTTATCAACCAGCAGTTACTTTTAGTGGTACTATACCAACTGGAGCGAATGGCAAACCTGGAGTCAGGTGGGACTTTGGGAAAAATATGTACATCAGTGATCAATTCCCTAATAAATTAGATGCTTTTTTCGTTTCCGACTTTGATGTTTCTGACGCTACAGGTATATTTAGACAAAAACATATTTACTTCACCTCAAGTGGTAATAAAAATTATATTATAATGGAGTCTGGATCTACATCCACTAGCATTGGCTCATTAGGTAATCTAAATAAAACACTACGAGTAAATGGAGTTGATTACGATCCAAATGATCCAGAGTTGACGAGAAGTGGCGCATTTGAATTATTAGACCACAATAAATTATATTCAGTAGTCGGAGGAGTTAGCTCCACCTACACAGGAACTCACGATAATATATTAAATTTAGGTTTCTATAATAGCAATCCTTCCACTTCATTTAACTTTGAAGGTTTAATGCAAGAGACTTTAATCTATACAGGAAGCCAGTTGACTACTAGAACTGGCATAGAAAAAAATATGAATGATCACTATGGAATGTTTTAAAAAATGAAATATTTACTTTTTAACACTAGAGAAGCAGCATTTGATAGGAGCATGCAAGAGGCCGATGTCAGATCATGCGGTCCCTCAACTAAATACTGGTGGGGAGCAAGTATAACAAAAGCTGGTAAGTGGGCCTTATGTATACCAGATAATGAAACAAGTCATCTTACGCCAACAGAAAAATCTAATCTAAAAGATTCTGTTGTTTGGCCTGACCCTGTAGATCCCAGCTAAAAAACCCCCAAGCCCAAAGGGGAGGGGGTGTCTAAGATTATAATTAAAATTTACTCAGACTTCTGCTTGGCTTTACCAATATTAAGGGCTGCCCAATCAATGATTGCGTAAACTTTAGCCCAAATTGATCCTTTTTTCGGAGTAGGTGTGGCAGCAGCTATTGCTGAAGCGAGAGCTATGGCAGCTGTTACAACACCAAACCAAGGGTTGTTCTCTATTAATGAAATGATTGTATCCATACTAATATTTACACTTAATCTGGATGAACTATGCATTTCTCGTCAGAGATTTCTTCATAAAATATACTCTTATGATTATCAAGCCATCTTTGATGAGCCTCTTTAGCAATTTGAAAGGCCACATCATGAGATTGCCATTTACCGACTTGAGTATCTGAATCTCTATCTATTTTATAAATTTTAAAAAATTGACGATAAATTTTAAGATGTGATGATTCAATATCATTGATTGTTTTATACTTTTCTACAGGAGACCAATGAGGCACTGCAATAATTTTGTTATCTATTTTACCACCGTCAACAAATCCTAGCACCCCTAAAATTCTACATGATACCATACTTGCTCTATCAATTGGGTCATGGTTAAAAATCAAAACATCTAAAGGGTCATTATCTAAAGCAATTGTTTGAGGTATAAAACCATAATTAATAGGATATTGCAAAGATGAAACTAAACATCTATCTAATTTAAATATATTTAAATTCTCATCATACTCATATTTTGTGTTAGTTCCTTTAGGAATCTCTATGATGCAGTTTACGTGATCGTAATTATCATCAGTTATAGGTATGTCATTTACTAAATTCATCATTAAGTGTATAAAAAACGCAAAGCTCTTCAGCTTTACGTATTGGTTTTACGGTATAAAGATTTCTTTCTTTACCTGTATTTAAAATAAAACAATTCGGGTGCTGAGAATGGTTTATAAATCCTCCTAATGGAGTTCTTATCCAGCCACGTTCATCATGTAATATATGAGTAATACCTAAGCAAACGCCAGCATTAATATCTTTAGAGCAAATCAAACCTAATCCATGTATGAAACTGTCGTCCACAGTTACATTATCAGGTAAAGGTTTATAAGTATTAAATTTTAACATTTTAAATTTACAAATCTAGGCGCGATCTCCTCTATCTCTTCACATAATCTACATATTTCATTTCTAGACATTTGAGGAGCATTATTTTTTAATTTTGTTACCTCCCAGCAAAATTTAGCATAGATCTCATCTTGATTGTATTTATAATCAGTTTCATTATCGTAAATAAAAGTGTCAAAAACTTCGTACCTTGTGGAGTCTATACATTTCTCCATGGGGTCAAACATAGAGTTACCTATAACAAATAAAAAAATGTCCTCTTTTTTGACTTTGATTTCGTGTTTGTCAAACATCTTACTATATTAGTAAAACATCTACGAATATCAAAAAAAAATTATAGAATTCTTATTCTGCTTCTAATACTAGAGACATGGCGTTTTTTCTCTAAAACCGAGCCGCCTTCACGACTACCAGCGCCATTTGTGTTTCCCTCAATAGTTTTTACATAACCTCTAGAATCAATATCTTTGACAGCTAAGCCTATATGAGAGAAAGTAAAGACTACGATATCTCCAGCTTTAATATCCTCATTTGTAGGTTTACGTAAATCTATATCATTTGCAATTTCTTGTTTTGCCCAATTTTCAAAATCCCAAGCTCCAGCAGTTCTTGGTCTTTTGAATTTTACATCTTCATCCTCTATGGATTCTCTAACCAACCAACAAATAAATGCGGCACACCAAGGCCAACCCTTACTAGCATCAAGCCATGTAGCCGCCTTGTATTGATCAACTCTTGGTCCACAATTTGTCCCATCTACTTCGGACACGCCGATTTCTTCACGGGCTAATTGAACCATTTTTTCTGGTATATTACCTGAAACATTTAATGGTGAGTCTTTTGCAGATAACTCAGCTAAGATAGTGCTCCAAGTTACAGGCCCATCGATTCCATCAGCGGTGATCCCTAAAACACGCTGCACTGCTCTAATTGCTTCTTTTTTTCCTCTAAAATTCATTAACTACAATTTTTTTTAAATGATACACACACACCCATTACAACTAATAATACGATTGTCATTAACATCATCTCTTTAAAATCGCATATTTTAGATTCAATAATATTAAATTTTTCTTTTAATTCGCTGTCATGACCTAAACCACAAAAATCACATGACCAAAGCTGAGATGAATCTTTTAAATCTATAACTTCATTTATTTCATCCAATGCCGCGATGCCGCACCAACTAAAAATTATGCAAATAACTACTAAACAATAAACTAGATGCTTGGGTTTCATTATTTTTTAAAAAATTTAAATGGATTATTTTCAAAGTTTTGAGCTAATCTCACAACTCCTCCAATAATCTCTGGGCTTACAACGCCAATGATACCATAAGTTATAGCTTTGGTTAAAGATGATACATCTGTTTGTTCTAAAACAAACCATGCAACTCCAGAAGCTATGGCTGCGGTAACAATTCTTTTAAATTGTTGTTTTATCGACAAACCACTATCTCCAGATAAAAGGCGAGCAAACATAGCCGCTGCACCAATTAAAGGCACTAGCCAACCCCCATTAAGGAATTCTTTTAAAAGCGACTTTTCAGGTTCCATATAACTAATAGTTACACGAAAAAAAAGTCTAACAAAAGTTTTTAAAAATTTATTTTAAAATTTATTTATTTGCTATAATAATAAATTTCTCTTTCTAGTTTTCTAAATCTAGTGTCAGAGTGCCAAATTTCAGTAGTTTGCGGCGTATAAACACCATCAATTGTTTTTATCTTTATCCCTTTCTGTAGCCTCAGTGTAGAAGGTTGATAAATGTTTAAATTGCCTACGCTCGGTGCTGAGGTAGTTTCGCAAGAGGTCAGCCCTATTAGCGCTATGGCTGTCACCCCTAATCCTAAGCTCTTCAATTTCTTCAATAAATTTACGCTCTTTTTCTTTGAACTCTTTATGTAATTCATAATAAAATTTTTTATTTTTTAGTTTTAAATATAATTCTACTGATTTTATGATTGACTTTATTGAGGAAAACATAACTATTTAATTACTTTGCTCTTTAATTTCAGACGGTCCAATAGTAAATGGCATAAATTTTAATTGAGCAACACCAACATTTTGACCGCCATCTGATAAAAAGCCGTTTAAGTAAGCCGCCTCTGGACTAAATTCAACTTGCTTCTCCTCAAAAATAAAATTTCCTGTTTTGTTTTTAAGTTCGAAAATAGTTGATCCTGTAGCTGATTTGCTCTTTGAGACTACCTTTAATTCTGTGTCTAATAGTTCTTTAAGAGTTTCATTAGCTCCTACTACTTTAAAAATAATACCCCTCATAGCATTTTATGTTTTAATTATTATATAATTTTACACTGTTTTTTATATTATAATATAGCAAAAGTGTAAGTATTGTTATGGCAGAAGAAGGTAAAAATATAGTAGCAAAAAATTTATTAGATTTGCAGCCCTCAGCTGTTTTAGAATTTTTTCAACTAACATTAATAGATCCTAAAACTCAGACAGAGCAGCAAGTTTTTTTTCATGGGGGTAGCTTATTTGGAGGCAGTGTAACTTGGCAAGGTAATAAATATAGCGCAGTGCCTATAGAATGTGAGGGTTTTGAAGTTTTAGGAGATAGAACATTGCCCAGACCTAAGATTAGAGTATCTAATAATAATTTTTTAATCACTGCTTTACTGCAAAGATTTAACGATTTTGTAAATGGTAAAGTCACTAGGAAAAAAGCCTTTGTAAAGAATTTAGATGACGTTAACTTTGATGGAGGAAACCCTTGGAGCGAGGCTAATGCTGGAGCAGAGATATCATCACAAACTTGGATTATAGGTAGAAAAACACAAGAATCTAAACTTTTTGTTGAGTTTGAACTTAATTCACCCTTAGATTTAGAATCATTTAATGTAAACGATAGAAGTATAGTCGCTAAATATTGTTTTTGGAAATATAGGGGGCAAGGTTGTAGATACGAGGGTTTACCAATCGAAACAGAGGGCGCGAAAGCTTTTAAAGATAAAGATGGCAATGCAGTTACTCCTACATTCACTACATCGCCAGACAGTGACCAAACATTTTTTTTCCAAAGCCCTGAAGCTGAGTGGCAAATCGATAAAAATTATCAAAAAGGTGATATAATATATGTAACTGGCGAACCTATTCCATCAATACTTTCGTCATCAACGGATGGAAATGCGCCTACACAGCCTAGTAAAACTGTTTATGTTTCTGTAAGCGGTAACAATTCAGGCAATCATCCAAATGAGGGGCCGTCATTTTGGCAAAAGGATGTTTGTGCAAAAAATTTATCAGCGTGTCGTAAGAGATTTAATTTAAATAATCAATTTACATATATAGCTACAGCTACAGAAGCTACTGGTTTTAAAGTGATGAACTTATCAGGTAATAAAATAGTGGATCAATCTGATGCGTTTAATGGCGCTGGTCTTTTTCATGGACCAAAAGTTACAGGAGCTTTGACTGGAGCTTTTACAATCATGGGATGGGTAAGCGGAAATAGTTTATCAAGTCAAAAATCATCCATTTTAAGCACTACATCTAGGGATAATTTGAATAATTTTTTTAATTTAAACAGAAAAGTCACTGAGGATGAGAGCAAAGTTAATGATATTGAATTTAGTTACCTTTTAAATGATTCTACAAATAACCCACCTTATGCTAACGCTAATTATACTGTCGGTGAGGTTGATGCGGGATGGAATCTTTATGTGATAACTAATCAAAGCGATAAAAGCATTAGATATATTAATGAAAGTAGCCCTACAAGCTTTACCGTAAAACGGGACCAAGCGCCGTATCCTTTTATAAAATTTAAACAAACTTTAAATTTAACATATAGAAAAGAAAATCCAAGCTTTTTACCTGAGCATTTTACTTTAGGCGGCATCCCTTTAGGAGATGGTAAACACGCTTCAATAAATGGCGCACTTGGTCCGTGGGCGATATGGAATAGAGCTTTATCTGACGTAGAAATAAATTATTTAAGAAAAGATGTTTATACTCCTGCTAAAGAAACAATTGATTTTATGCCTAGAAATTATTATGAAATCACAGGAGATTTTGGAGATGTTACTGGGGATAGTTTATTAGCATGGTGGGACATGTCAACTGGCCAAATAGGGTCAACAACTTACACTGGGCTACTTGATATTCATACAGGTGGTAATCATTTAACTGGTTCAGGGTTTTTTGAGACTGGCTTTTATAACATAATTCGGAATGATCAAATCGTAGTCTCAAACCCTAGTAGTTACTATCCTAGATTTGGAGGTTTCCCAGGAACAGATGGATTTGGTTACTACAAAAGTTTATGAGTAAATTTAATTCTCCAAAAAGCGCTTTAGAGCATATAAAAATTTTATGTAATAAAAGTTTACGTAATGAAATATGTGGTTTTTTAGGTTATTGCCCAAAAAATAATGTTTTTGTTGTCAAAGAAGCAGACAATATAGCTGATGATCCTAAAAGTTTTTTCTTAATCGATCCTTTAGAATACCTATTATTTAAGGAGGAATATTCACTTTTGGCTATATACCACAGTCATTTGATTGGAGATGAAGAGCCATCAGATTTTGATAAGAATATGTCTGAGAATTGTTGCTTGCCATTTTTAATATTTAGTTTAAACACACAAAAAATATATATTTATGAGCCACAAAATCCAGATTCAGATGTAAATACATTAGAAAGGATAAAGGCTTTAGTATGACCACTGTATATTTACATGGAATTTTAAAAAAAGAATATCAGGATTATTTTAAATTAAATTTAAATTATCCAAGTGATGTTGTTCGCGCTATAGACTGTAACAGACGAGGTTTTAAAGGTAGATTAAATGAGTTAAGTCTCCAAGGTTTTAACTATGCTATTTTAATTAATAAAAAATTAATTAAATCATCTGACGAATTAAAGTCTTTTGGTTCTTGTGAAAGGATAGATTTAGTGCCAATGATAATTGGATCGGGTGGTGGTGTAGGTGCATTTATCGCGGGTATTTTTGGTCTAACTGGTACAGCCGCGACAATTGCAGCAGCTGTAGTCAACATTGGAATAGCTTTTTTGTTAACTCCTAAACCAGACTTAGGGTTACCCGCTGAACAAGATATATCAGCAACCAGTAATGCTAATAAAGAGTCTTATGTTTTTTCATCAAATGTAAACTTAGCTCAACAAGGTAGTTTTTTACCTATAGGTTATGGTAGATTAAAAATAGGCTCATCAGTTATACAAACTTCAATAAAATCTTTCCCAGTCATTAAACCTGATAGCGAGGCACTGCAATCAGATAACTTTATTAACAAAGTTGCTGCTGAAAATGATTCATTTTCAGCTAATTCTTTTAATACCTAATGGATCATATAATTAAAAAAACAAAACTGGCTGGAGCAAATACGCCTATGTATAGACCTCCCAAACTTGGTGAGATGTCATATGGCGCATCTTATAGTTTTGTAGAAACTTTAGATTTGCTAAGCGATGGTCCAATAGCTGGTCTTGTCAACCAACAAGGTCAAATTGTTAGAGACGCTGATCTACTACAAGGTGTTTATTTAAATGACACACCAGTGGCTGTTAACACCCAACCACAAAAAGCAGTTGATAAAATTTTTGAAAATACAAAAACTTCTGCACAGGTAACTGGTCAAATTCACATTACGGGTTTTTTTAATCAATTAAATGGTAAAGACCCAACATCTTTGATAGTTGAACCAATTGGGCAAACAGCGCACACTGCGTTTAGCTCAACCAATTTAAGCGCGACGGCAGGTATTGCTCCAAATTGGTCACATCTCAATAGCGCAGAAAGTAAAGTTCATAATGATTCAACTGAGGTAAATGTCAGTAATGCTTTTTTATATGGCTCAGTTGTGCATCATATAGCCGACAGATCTCTTAAAGGAAGTATGGTTAGCGTTAAAAATGATTTTAAAGCACATAATAATTTGTTTGGCCTTTACATGGGAAATACCCCCAGGAGCACAAGTGATAGAAAATTAGAATATATAAGCGGATTTGAGCCGACTGCGCCAAATGCAATATTAGAGAGGAAATCAAAGAAAGGAGGACCAAGCGCACAGGCTAATTATAAATCTTATTTAATTTATTCTGATTTACAAGATGTATCAAAATCTATTAATACGACTAAAAGTTCATTCGCATCATCAGGCACTATAACTTTCACCGATGGCGTTTATACTTTTACAAATGCAGCTGTAAATGGATTTATTCAAGAAACTGATAATACTAATATAGTTGAGGGTAGAGTTTACAGAGTTCAATTCACTATTTTTGATTACTCTTCAGGTGCGATCAAAGTACGTCACCCTTTCAATAGCGCTAACGTTAGCGGCGATGGCAAATTCACCTTCACGGCAGTAGCCACTTCAAGCGGTACTGACGCTGGGAAATTTATGCTGATGGTTCAAACTGCCGCAGCAAATTTTAAAGTTAAAGATATTTCTATATGTGAAATAGTTGAAAAAGTTCCAGATAATTACAAATTTTTGTTTGGTTTTGGTAAGCGAGGTCTTGAGAACATACCATCTAGAGGTCTAAAGTTTGAAAGAAGAAAATCTACTGATTCAAATAAAAATTTTAATTTTTTCACAAACCCAATAAAAGATACATCGTCTAACTCGAACTCTATATTTGAATTGACAAAAGTTTTAAGTGATGAATTTGCGACGATGTCTAATCTGAAAGCTGAGGGTGAGAGCAATACCGCAAATGGTGGTAAATATCAATCTCAGTTAGTGGATCAAGTTTTCGAGCGATTCACGAATGTACAAAGTTTGTCAGTTGAGTTCAATGGCGAAGCGGAAAGCTGGAAAAAATCTTTAGATAGTTTTTTCAGGAGAATTGATAAAGATGCTTTTATAGTTTATAGACCTTTTACAAGCCAGCCAAATTTAAATTTTTCTTTGATAGACCCAAACTCACCAAAGATAAATGATTTTGAAAGTAATTTTACTTACCAAGGTTTAATGGATTATGAGTTTAACTTTCAAAGCTCTGAATTATCTGATGGTATTAATTTAAAAGATTTTGCCTTAGCTAATAAAGAACAAATAGAAGTTTTTGATTTTGTTCTACCTAAAATTGATAATAATGGAACTTTGTCTCAAGAAGTTGTTGGGTTTTATTTGATAGCTTTAAAGTCAGAATCATCTAGTAGCACAGATGAAAAAAGAGGAAAAGGCCAAAAGTATGATTTCACCACTCACTTCCATGGATTTAATCAAAATGTTGTAAATATATTAAAGAACATTACGACTTTTAAATATCAACAATCTACTGCATTTAGTTCTAGTATTTTATCTAATCTTAATTCACAAAAATTTAATTACTCAAATGTTTTAGCTGAGTTAAAATTAGGAACGGAGCTTCAACAGCCTTTTAAATTTTTTAATAAAATTTATATTGATAAAATATATAACGAAAAACTTTTTGGACCATTTAGGCAAGAAGGTAATGTTCAAAGAATAATTTCTAATGAAAAAATGCTCTCAAAAAATGATTTTGAGACTCAATTAAGTGAAAGTGATGTAGAGGGTAGTCAAGATGAAAGGAAGGCAGATGGCAGTGCTGGCGAGATAAAATTTTTAAATTATTCTCAATGGGCTGATAATCTTAACCCTAGTTTTGATGAAGAAGCGTCTCCAATAACTCACACCATTTATAATCCAAATGTAGATGAGGTTTATGTCACTTTGTTATTAGAGTCTTTAAAAGATACTTTACATAAAGAAGTTCGTCCAGATGCTTTAAAAGATGAGACTTTTGCTGCTGATAAAAAAATAGAACCAGCTAATACTTATCCATCCTTATTAGAAGTAAGAATAACAACAGGAACAGTTGACCCAAGAACTAATAAAAAAACTCCTAATGGTGAAGTAAGAGATTACAGATTTGTAGCGTTAATTAATACTCCTACTTTAGTAGATTTAGGTAATCCAGAGTCTTCTCCTATGGACTTCCCTTGGATAAAATTAGGCAGTTTTCAAGATTCAGGAGCTGAAACAAATAAGATAAACACGCCTATAAGCTTGCCACCAGCACTGTTAGTGGATAGAGCGGGTGTTGGCGAAGGTAATGAGTTACTTCCTCATAGGTATGTTGAGATTAAAAAAATATCCTGCGAAACAAATTCTGTTTTAATTGATAAAGATGTAAAATTAAAAAGTGTTACTGAAATAATTCCAGTCAACTTGACTTATCCTTTTTCTGCGATAGTAGGCACTAAAATAGATTCAAGAACGGTTGATAACATACCTGACAGAACTTTTGATTGCAAATTAAAATTAGTTAGAGTCCCAAGCAACTACCACCCATTAAGAGCTAATGGACAGGATAAGAGATACTATGCTACTGAGCAAGAATTCAATAATGCTACAGAGAATCAAAAGAGAGTTTACATTGGAGATTGGGATGGCACTTTTAATCAAGAATTACAATGGACTGATAATCCAGCTTGGATAGTTTATGATTTACTAACTAATAAACGTTATGGGATGGGGCAGCATTTAGACAAAAATAAAATAAATGTTTGGGAATTATATAAGATTGGTAGATTTTGTGATGCAGTAAATGAAAAAGGTGTTTTTGTTGGAGTTCCCGATGGACAAGGTGGACTTGAACCTCGGTTTTCATGCAATATCCTCTTTAAACAAAATGAAAAAATATATGATGTTATAAACACTGTAGTATCTTTATTTAGAGGTAGTGTCTTTTTTGGAGATGATGAAATAAATTTTGTAGATGATAGACCAAGGAGTTTTATAAATTTAATCACAAATGAGTCAGTAAAAGGTGGGTCATTTACATATTCTAATAATAGGAGAGATCAGGTATATAATGTCATAGAGATAAGTTATAATGACAGATTTGATAATTTTTTACCAAAAATAGAAACCGTAGAAGACGAAGAAGATATACGTAGAAGAGGTGTATTTAAAACTAGAATTCAAGGTGTTGGCATAACATCAAGAGGAATGGCAAGGAGAGCTGCTCTCCATCACATGTTCCACAAAATAAATGAAAATCAAACTGTGTCATTTGTGGCTGGGTTGCCAACTATGCTATCACAACCTGGAGATTTAATCAACATAGAGGACGAATTAAAGACCAATAGTATTAGTTTTGGTAAAGTTTTAGGTGTTAATGCTGATACACAGGAGATAAGAATTAGTAATACATTTGTTCCCAGTGAGATGACTGGCAACTTAACTATTTATAACCCAACAGGGATTGATACTATTTCATCAATAAATAGTTTAGCTGCTAAAAATAGACAGAGATTAGTTGGCGGTTTTACCATAAGCGGTAATTTATCAAGTAACAGCGCAACCTCTACATGGACTGATAATTTTACAGGTAATTATGATTTTTCTGGTTATAGACAAGGATATACTGGAGTTGAGGGCGGTTTTGAAGAATACGCAACATACACTGGCACTGGTTCTAATGTTTTATATTTTGACCCAAGTCTAACTGGATGGGTTTATAGTATTGGCGGTAGCTTTGAAAAGGATAATAGCTTTGCCAAATTTATTAGTGAAACTACAACAATAGAGAAAAACACTTATCTAAGCGCTCTAAGTACGGGTGTTCTTGCTAATTATGATACCTCCACAGCGACTAATAGAGGAGTAGATAGATTTAGTGGTAGCGGAGCTTTTTCTGGCAGTATGTTACCTTCAGATGATGTCATTTATACTAAAGGTATATTAGAATCAGAAATAAGTATAACATCTCCATCTCAAATATCAGTACTCAATTTAACTGGAACTACTAATCCAATAAATCAAAATTATGGAACATTAGTATCGGGAGTAAAGAGTTCTCAAACTGGTTTATTAAATAACATAGTGATAGGAAGCCCTTGCAAATTTGAAATATCAGGAGCGTCTCCTACCACTTTTAAAATAATGGATATTAGAGAGGAAAACCCTAATGAATTTACTGTTACCGCAAATCTTTATGATACTGGTAAATATGATTTAATAGAAAAAAATATTAGTATTGAAAAACTAGCTAATACTTTCAGTTATCAAAAAGCTTCCACTCAAGTAAATAATTTAACTTATCATACATTATCTCCAGTTACCGCGCTAACATTGACAACTGGCACTGGGGTTGAAGATCCAAATTCAAGCTTCTCAATAACTGGCACTTGGTCAGATCCAAACGGCTCTAACTCAACTGGTTATTTAGTTGAGTTAACAGATCCTACATTATATGTAAACTCTCAAAACGTTGCAACTGCGACTGCGGCTTTTGATGGATTAGATACAATGGGAACTTACACATTAAAAGTTCAAGCATTAGGCGCTGCGAGTAGTGCTTTAAATTTTGATAGTTCTAACTTAAATGCATATTACAATTCCGCTTTTTCAAACACATCTAAATTCATAATCGTTGACGATTTAGTAACTTTTGATTCATCGTTTTTAGAAGGTTTCACAATTGAGCCTGTAAGAAGAGGCGATATTACAATTTTTGTTCAAGAATAAATGGCTACAATAAACATATTAGATACAAGCTCGACTGGTTTTATACCTTATTATGATGAGGCGTTTACAGAATTTATAAAAGCCACTGGCGCTGGTAAAATTTATAATGGCTCTGGTTTGTATGACTCATTTCTAATTGGAATGAGCAAAGACATTGCAGACATAACCCCAACCATAAGTGGAACTCTTTCAGAATCTTTAACATTTGCATCTGGAAACACTATAGGCACAGTTGATATAAGAGGTACTGGTGATAATTATTTTAATGGCCTTACTGGGTCAACATTTACTGGTCAAAGTTTAGACCCTAGCTCTACGTACTTTCATGGTTTATATGCTAGGATGACTGGTGTTCCAGGTATAGGAGGTGGTGTTGCAACTGGTATTTTAGGTTCTGGAGCAGATGCGACATCTTTTTCAAGTGGTTTATATAGTGGTTCATTTACAACTGACGCAAGGATATACAATTTTGATACTATATATAATACTGGCACTCAAAGTGGTAGTGGAATTTTTTTAGAAAAAAGCTCAGTAATAGGTTTATCAATATTTGATAGACTAGGTGAAGATATAGATACAAATGAGGAGTTTATAGGCAATCCTTTTATATCAGGAGTTCACATAGATATTATGAACTCTGACGGGTCTATAGCAAAGTCTGGGTTTTTATCTGGATATAGACAAGCTGAATTTGTTTTTGGTGAAGGTGATAACGTAAATATATTTGGTTCTTTTGCCACGGACTATGGAATAAGAACTAGAATAGTAAGTTTTGACGAAGACATCTCCACAGGTAATATATTTTTACATGGCAATAGAGTTGAAATTAATTCTATAAATGTTGTAGATGGGACAGGTTCATTTTTAGATGAAAATCCAATAAATTTCATAGCACCCAATACTGGCTTATCTAATGCGTTACCTTTTACAAATCGTCAAAAAATAAGTGATTATAATATAAGTGGAGCTATATCACTCAACCTAAAATTTGAGCCGACTAGAGCTAAGTTCAAGGATGTTCAAATTTTTGCAACTAGCGGAGATATTGAATCTTTAGTTTTAGACTCTAAATCTTTAATTAAAACACAACCAATATTTGGTCGCGTTGCTCCAATAAGATTAGTTAGCGATGATGGCTTAGATGCGAATAGGGATTACAATTTTAAAATAATTCCTAGCTCTGATGTTGCTACTGGTAGACCTTGGGTTATTGGTCCTTATAGAATTGCAGAAAAGAAATTAGCGAATACGAATCCAATTTTTTCTAATGTAGGATTTCCTCAAAACATTGAAAGTAAAATAGGTTTTGGTACAAGTGTGCCACCTGAATCTAATACTTTAGAAGTATATGGAACAGCTGCGGGAGCAACATCGCCATCAATAGTCGTTGGAATAGGCACAACAACGACCACCGCCACTGTTGGAATAGGAACCTCCACTGCCCCTACTGGCAAAAATACTTTTGAGGTGGTAGGTATAGGTTCAACAGCGCCATCACTTGTAATTGGTACAGGAAGCGCAACCGCTGGTGTAGGAATCGGTACAACGGAAGCGCCGACGGGTAACACTTTAGAAGTCGTTGGTTTAGGAACGACATCGCCATCAATCGTTGTCGGCATCGGATCAACGGCTACTGCGACCGTCGGTATCGGCACAAGTGCAGCGCCTACTGGTAAAAACACGTTGGAGGTTGTGGGTATCGGAAGTACGATCCCATCTTTAATTGTGGGTTCAGGTAGCGGAACAGCAGGAGTTGGCATAGGAACAACTCAATTATCATCAACTGGTAATACTTTAGAGGTTGTTGGTATTGGATCAACAATTCCATCTATCGCTGTTTCATGCGGAATCGGATCAACAGCGGGTTTTGTTGGCATCGGTTCATCTGACCCAAGTTTTCCATTAGATGCCTCTACCATATCAAAGGCAAATATAGCCGCAGCAAATAGTTTTATTTTTTCTACTGGCTCAGCAATATTTGGAGGCGCTAATCATATTATAAGTGGAGACTTTAACGTAATAGCTGGAGGCTCAAAAGGTCAAATCTCAGGAAATAATTTTAACTTTATTGGTGGGGGTACAGGGGTAAATGTAGACTTGAGTCAATTCTCATCGAGTATTGGAGGTTTTGACAATGATATAAATAATGGAAGTTACTCAGTTATAGGTGGAGGTAGGCAGAACCTTATTAGTGGAGTAGATGGAGAATCTCACTCTGATAACAGTGCCATATTAGGAGGACAGGAAAACAAAATAGTCGCTGCTCCATATGGATTTATAGGTGGTGGGGCTAACCACTTGATAACTGGCTCAACGTCTATTTATAGTGCAATATTAGGTGGTAATAATAACCAAATAAAACAATCTCAATTTGGTGTAATTCTAGGTGGAGATGGTAGTAAAATTACACATGCAAACCATGCTCTAACAGCTGGTAATTTTTCTACAGTACAATCAGGGCATAATGGAGCTTTTGTTTTATCTGATTCAAGAAGTGCAGAATATACATCTAGTGGTGCTAACACTTTAAATTTAAGATTTCAAAGTGGATTATTTTTAGACACTGATAGTGGTATTTTTATTAATGGTAATCCAGTAGTAACTGGAGATAACTCCTCAGATGTAGATACTTTACAAACTGTTACTAGTAGAGGCGCAACCACGACTAATGATATAACAGTTGCCGATCTACTTGTTCAAAATGATGGACAAGTAAGAGCAAATGGCGCTGGCGGTTTAACCCTTGGGAATACAAATGGAGGAACAATTTTTGTAAGTGGAACTTCAGCTAAAAGCGTAATCACACCTAGAGTTAATCATCTTTATTTACAATCAAATAGAGATGAAGATGACATCATTTTCCAAGCAGGAGAAGCTGATGTGGAAATGGCAAGGTTTGATTCCGCAAATCAAAGGTTTGGTATAGGGACAAATAATCCACAAGAAAAATTACATGTATACAATGCGGGAACAGCAGTAGTTGAAGTAGAAGGCACTAATGGATCAGGAATATTTAAAGCAACAAACAGCCAAGGTTCTTACGCATGGTATGTTGATGAAGATAACGATTCATTTAGATTGCATGATTTTATAGATTCCGCAGATAGAATAATGATTACTGGCAATGGTAATGTTTCTATAGCAACAACAGAAGTTGCTCCACACAAACTGAACGTAAAAGGCACAATTTCAAGGCTTAATAGCTCTAATATACAGGTTGTAAACCTTCAAACGGCAAGTGAGGCTGGTCAGGTATCAGTTCTAAATGCTGGAGGAACAGAAAGAGTTTTACTTCATTCTAATGGAGAAAGTTTTTTTAACGGCGGTAGTGTCGGCATAGGAACAACTGATCCAGATGCACCTTTACATATAAAAACCTCTTCAAATGTAAACACCTTACGTGTTGACTCTGCTTATAATGAAGGAGCTGGCGCAGTTGCTACAATAAAAACCACAGCTAATGGAAATGTTTTAAGCCTAGAATCTGCTACAACTTCTGATAGTAGAGAAATTTTTGAAGTTAAAAATTCAAACGGTACAGTTCTTGAAGTTCAAGGTGATGGTAATGTTGGTATAAACAAAACTGATCCTGTATCAGCCCTTCACGTTGTTGGAGATGGATCAAATGCAGTGCGGATTGATAATGGTCATTTAAGAGTAACAACCACTTCTAATAATGACGCTATTCAAATCAATTCATCTGTTAGTAACGAAGCTAGAATACTTGCCTCTGATTTTGGAACATCCTCTGCTCATCCATTAAAAATAGCAGGAGATTATGTAAGAATTACTACAAGTGGAAATGCTGCTGCAACTGAAGTAGCAAGATTCACAGCAGATGGTGATGTTGGTGTAGGAACAACTGATCCTTTAGCAAAAATAAATACCAACGCACAATACTTCAATCCAATTACAGATGGAGAAAGCACGACATTAACAATTGGTACAAGTAATTCTGAAAGCGGTAAATCTAATATAATATTACAGAGTAATACTGAAATAGATAACGAAATTATGGGTGGAGTTTATTTCGCTCATGGAAGTGGACAAGCAGATGCTCACCGCACGGTTGCAGCTATAGAGTCTAGAGTTTCAGCTCATGGTACTACATCTTTGAATGGTGCAGATTTGTTATTCTTCACTAAACCAAAAGGCGCTGGAAGAGGAAGTGGAGACCCTCAATTATTTATTGGCGATAACGAAGAAGTTGGAATTGGAACTGGAAATCCAGCATGTAGATTTCACGTTAATTGTGAAGCTAATGAAGAAGTCGCTAGATTTGAATCTCAAGATAATGACGCTTTTATAAGAATAAAAGATAATACTGATAGTGTTTTTATAAGCCATGATGCCTCTGACGATATAATGGGTCTTGGTTTTAACCAAAGTGCATCTTCTAGCAATCTTAACATCACTTCAGCAGGTAATGTCGGAATAGGAACAATTGCGGCTAGCACAGTTGGAGGAACTGCGGCACTCACATTACAAAATTCAAGTGTGGCAATGGCTTGGGGTCCAAGTGTTGGCGAAGTAGTTTATCATAGAAGATTAAGTGCAGGTAAATTCCAAATCGTGCCATACTATGGAGGAAACATAGGAGAACTTCAATTGGCTCCTTACGGAGAAAATGACACTCCAGTTGTTATAGGAGCAACCGCTGCCGTGGCAGATGTGAAACTCCATGTAGAAGGAGTTATCTCTGGATCGAGTAATGCAATGTTTGATGGTAATGTTGGTATAGGAACAGTTAATCCAACAAGCCGTTTTAGTGTCGGAGCGATGGCTGTAGGTAGGGCAGATGGCTCTGCGGTCACTGCAATGACTAAAACTATAGCCAACACCACCATTGGGGCGAAACTTAGCTTCACTGGAGGAAACAACTCAAATAACAATATTATAGGTGGCCTAAGTATGGGTAATGAAGGTGAGGAATATGCAGGTATGTATTCTATTGATGGTGGGGCAGGTGGAGTAACTAACTTAGCTTTGTTTGCAGGAGACTCTACTTCAACTAATGAAGTTATGAGGCTTCAGAGTAATGGTAATATTGGTATTGGAGTAACTAATCCTCTAGCACCTTTACATTTGCAGGGATCAGCCTTAGCAGGTTATGAAGCTGGAGATGTGAGTGCAGACACCATGATGGTGATTGAGAATGATGATAATGCGAGATTGGCTATTGTTGCTGCCGATCTTTGTGATGTATTCTTTGGAGATGCTGCGGATCAAGATGTAGGAAGAATTAGATATAATCATAGTGCGAATTCAATGGCATTTTTTACAAATGGCAGCGAGAAAATGCGTATTGACTCCGATGGTAAGGTAGGTATAGGAACAGATAATCCTAGTCAAGAATTAACCATATCCACTAAATCTGCTTCTGAAAATAATGCTACTTTGCATTTAGAAGTTGATGGCACTAACGTAGAGGGATTCATTAATCAAAATAACGGAGAAATGCAATTCATTTCTCGCGAAAACACCACCAACGGTACATTTAAATTTCAAGGATCAAATGGTAGTGCATTTACTAACTACATGGTTATTGATGCTAATGGTAAAGTTGGTATAGGTAGCAATACTCCTGCTTACAAACTTGATGTTGCAGGTAGCATACAAGCCAAAGATGCTGGAGTTTTAGCTGGCGTTGGTGGTGATGCAGATGGGTTTATATTTCATGACCTTTACACTGCTGGGGGTAATTATTGGGGATATAAGGCTTTAAGTAGCCCTAATAGACTTGCGATAGTTACTGATGGAACTGAAGTATTAACCGTTGATTCAAATGCTAGAGTTGGTATAGGAACAAATAGTCCATCAGGGAAGTTAGATGTTGTTGGATTTTATAGAATAGGAAATAACGTAACAAACAACAATAACAAATTATCCAGAATATTGGGTAGACATTATAACAACTCTGAGTTAGATCTTAATATTTTAACCTCAAATTCTACAAGCAGCACAAATCACATCAGTTTCGGAGGAGGTTCTTCGAGTTATAATCAGGCAACTACCATTGCTTTTTATACCTCACCGAATAACACTTCAGTTTATGCAGCAGGAACTGAAAGAATGCGTATAGATATAAATGGTAACGTTGGCATAGGAAACTTTTTTTCAGCTGATAATTCAAATGACCCCACTGGAACAAGGGTTCATATAGCGGCTGAAGATACGAGTCCAAGTTTAGATGCAGCAACACTTGATGATTCCTCTTTAGTTGTTGGTAATTCTGATAGAGCCTACGGAATGGTATTTGGTGTTAGAAATGGTGGTCAAGGACAGATTCAACAGAGAAGAATGACATCTGCTCCTAGCGTCAATAACTATGCATTAGAACTCCAACCATACGGAGGAAATGTCGGAATTGGAACTGAAGACCCTAGTGACAAATTAACTGTAAATGGGTCTTTTTCTGCTAGTAGTAAAACTTTTAATATTGAACACCCTACGCAATCAGGAAAACGATTAATTCATGGTTGTTTTGAGGGTCCAGAACATGGGGTTTACTTTAGAGGTAAAACACAAGATAGCGGTATACAAGCTCCAGAATATTGGTCTGCATTAGTTGATATAGAATCAATGACAGTTGATGTAACTCCAATAGGTCCGAATCAAAGTATTTATGTTGATAGAATAGAAGATAATGGGGATGTGTATGTTGGCGCTAATACTAGCGAGCCGCTTAATTATTTTTATATTATTTATGGTGAACGAAAAGATGTAGATAAGTTAGAAGTTGTAAAAGATAATCCTCCTCCAAACACAGGAACTGCTTAAATAATGAATTTGAATTTTTAGTATATTTTAATATATTAAATTAATGCTTAAATGTATATTTTTAACGCCAATAGCTGACACTTTATCAGGTAATCTTTTACCAAATTATTTAAGACTGCAATCATGGTGTGAAAAAAATAACTCTGCCATACTAACCTGTCATAGATTGTTTTTAAATTTTGCTCGCAATTATCTTGCAACAGGAGGAAAAGGATTTGTTGATACTAGCCCACCAGAAGCAGAGTGGCTGTTTTGGATAGATTCTGATGTAAATTTTACTATAGAACAAGTTGAATATTTACTATCAATTGATCCTAGTAAAAAATTTGTAACAGGTTGGTACAGATCAAATTATTCTGACAACGCAATGGTTGGAAATTGGGATGAGGATTTCTTTAGGAAGCACCATCACATGCCTTTTAGCTCAGTCGAATGGCTCGATGAGCTTGGAAAAAAATCACCGAATAAACTAGTAGAAGTAGATTGGTGTGGTTTCGGTTTTACTAAAATCCATAGATCTATATTTGAACAAATGGATTACCCATATTTTCCATTAAATCATGCGGAAATAAAAGATTGTGATAACCGACAGGGCGGCAAATTTAATTTAAATGATTTATCTTTTGAGGATGTTAGTTTTTGTCAGAACTGCTACAAAAAAACAGGCATAAAACCTTTGGTAGTGCCTTCAGTAAGATTACCACATTATAAATCATTCTTCGTTTAATTTTTCGTCTACTTTAAACGCTTGGAAATGCGGAGTATTTCCATTACTAAAATCATTTTTAAAAATACAAACTTTGTGGAGTTTGCCATCAATGTTTATATTGCCTGATAAAAAAGTTTTGCCGTTTGGTTGTTCTTTGGTCCAAAAAACCCCAACTTTATTCTTTTTCCATTTCGATGGTTTTTTGTTCAAGGGCTTCGATGAAGTCTTTTCTTGCATGATGCGGTAATGATTTATATTTTGATTTTAGATTTCTGTAAACTCTCCTAGTAAAATCATTCATAGGAGGGCAAATTTTTCTAAGCCTTTTAGCGACTCTTCCATTCATATTTTAGCGACGTATGTTTCTGAGTCTTTTACAAAACCCATTTTTTTATAAAAATTACATATTTTTTCAAACTTATCTGACTTACAAACGGCAGACATACTAACATATTCAAACTCTTGTTTTTTAGCAAATTCTAATGCTTTAGCTAGCAATTTAAAGCTTGCTTTTGGGTTATTAGATATCCAAGCATATTCTACAAATATTTTTTTTGCAAACTTTTCACTCTTATGGTTCATGAAAGATATAACTGCATCATAATTGCCATCGGTATTTAAATTAGCCCAAACAAAAAAATCCCATAATAAAACTTTACTGTTAGCGTAAGATGACATGATTGATTCTATATCATGTGGAAAAAACTGATGGAACCCATCCTGATCTTTTTCTCCAAATAAATTATAAATATCTCGTGCGACCTTTCGAAATTTATCAGGGTTTGTGATCCTCTCTATCATTATTTTTTTAATACTGCTATTAACTTCCTAGCGTCTTTAGCTGATATATCTTCAAAAGAGGACCAGTCTCTTGCCTGTTCATTGCGATAAGTTTCTTTCTTCCAAAAATCTCTTAGTATCGATTTAAAATCATTAAATGATGTAACATTATGTTTTGTTTTAAGTATTTTCTCTAAAAGATCAGTTGGAGTTATTGCAGGTGCATCATCATATTCAACGCTAATTGAATTATCGGCATTTTTAGATTTATCAATTTCATCTGCACCTACGATATGCACATTCAAATAATTCCTCACACATCTTACAAAAGCTCTATTGCAAGCTATAGTCTCTAAAAATTTCATGCAAAAATCATCAGTATTTAGTTCTGAAGCGTTAGCAAAATCTGTATACGTAATGATAGAGTCGTTAGCGGTCTCGTAATTATTTGACCAACATATGGTGCATTTAGCAGTTACATAACTAGCTGACACATTCTTAACATCAAAATCAACTGATATATAACCTCTTAACTTAGCAAGCTCTTTTATACCACCCAACATGATTAGAAGTTGTCGATCCTCTAACCCCTCAATTGAATCTGGTACAGGTTTTTTTCTAATATTAAACCAATCCTTATTAGGATATAAAAACTCAGGTTTAATCATAGCTCTCCAATTTACAGAGCCGTCATCATTAAAAATATAATTTACATTATCTAAAAGCCCGTGCTCATTTCTTTTATAAATATCGGGTCCATACTTTTTTTTAGCTTTGCTCATATATAAAAAATTGTTGTGATTCTTGCCAGAATTCATCAATATCTATCACTCTATCATTATTGTCAAGATTTTTTTTCATGTGAGCCGCGCTAGCATAAACTTTTCCATCTTTTAAAATTTTCTTCTTAGTAAAAAATTTAGATTTATGGTCTGTAACACAATTTTTAGCACTATCTATATTATAAGTTTGTATATTATAATCAAAATATTGGTTTTGAATTTTTGGGAGTGATTTAATATTTTTAACTAATATTGTGTATTTTATATTTAATATATTTAAATTTTCAAAATACTCCGAATCAATCTTATCAGAGTCCTCATCAACAAAAATAAATATTTCTTTTATATTAGATTTATATGGCATCAATTGCTCCATATCAATCGCAAAATCAAAGAATAGTGAACTTTTATGCGCCGCACAATATTTTTTTAAAGAGTCCATGTCTAAGCCATAATCTGCTCTAATAAATATGTTATAATTTTTATCAACCTCTATGTTATGAAAACTTGTGGGTACGATTTCTACAGCGGGATTTCCAAAGGCATGACCAGCTTGCAATGTTTTAAAATTAACTTTTAATTTTTCTATTTTAATTAACTTTAAAATTGATTGAGCTATTAACTCTGGTTTGATAAAATTTATCTGTCTTTTAGGATCTTGAGGCGCAAAACAAGGATTTTTATCCCATTCTGGCTCTAAGTCTATAACTTTAGATGAATCACCTAATAATGGCTTCGTAAGGCTCTTATAAATGTTTCCGTAAATGTTAACTGAGGGTATCCTTTTAAAGTTCGCTATCTGACTTAAAACTCCATCACAGCCAACGTAAAGCATACTTTTCGATATTATATAAGCTTGCTGTTTTAAAGGCAAATTAAGTGTTTTATTAACTCCCTCTATATGATTAGCTGAACCTAACTGCACAACTTTTATGTTATGTTTATGGAATAAAGGTCTGAGTATATGTACAACTATATTAAAATATTTATAGTTTCTAGAATGAGTTGAATCCTCATTATATATGACTATATATTTATCAAATTCTAAGGGGAAAAAATGATCTTTAAATATTGGCTTAGATATTTTAACACCTAAACTTTTTGCATATTCTTTTAATAAGTGGGGCATTACGTTAAAGAAAATTGAATTTTATCTTTACCATTATGTAGATATGATATTTGTTTTTGAGTTGTAGCATGAGGATGAAAAATCATTTCAAAATAACCCTCATGATCTGAGCATCCTTCCATTGCTAGCGTGTCCTCTAAGATGGGACTATATGGTAAAAGTTTATGAATATTTGGGTGGTCATCGACACAGGAAAAATACTTTGGGTTTGTGAAAACATATATATTATGTTTTTTGTAAAGTTTTTTTACGTTAGTTAGTAAGCAATTAACAAAAAATAAATCAATCTCAGATTGAGGTAAAACAACGGCAATTCTTTTTTCTTTACCTTCATTGTCAAGCAACTCGCTCAAATCCCGCGTAGATCTTTTAGCTATTATATCTTGAGCGGTTTTTTTAAAATGATTAACAATTTCAATGGGTTTTACACCAGAGTTTATATGACCCATCCAATGTTTAAATCCTGCTGTATTCTCATCTACGTCCTCATTTAAAATATTTTTATATATATCTATCAAAAAATCTTTAGAGCTTGGATAATTATTCTTTGGCTCATAATCAATATTAAAAAATAATTTTTTTAAATTAAAATCATAATCAACATCGGGCATCTCATCAATTATTTTTTCTAATTTTTTACCTATAACCTCTACTGAAAAATTGTCTATTACCCACTGCCTAGATTTTTGTCCTAATTTTTTTCTATCATCTAAGCTCATATCATGAACTTTTTTAAGATTTTCAAAAATACTATCTGGTGAAGTTGAAGCTTTAATGAACTGAGTCCCAGGTTCTCTGTACTCACTCCAAGTTAATGGCAGACCGCCGCTTTCATGTGAACAGCTATCCTCACCGCATGAATAATTAGTTACAAGAGTAATCAATTCTGTTAATTTAGCCTCTTGAACTGGTATCTCTTGACCGCCACTAGTAAAGGGATGGCAATAAACATCCATTAAATTATAAATTTCATTAAGCTGCTTCTCTGTAACCCCTTTATTGGTATTAGTTGTATTTAAGCATTTTTGCGCTCCACATTTATTACAATTATTTTCTTGCCCGCTAAAGACTTTAACTTGGTATGAATTACAGTTGCTACAAACATAAGTTGTTAAAATATCGTTTATATCAATATTTTTTTCCTCTAGCATCCTAGGTATATCCCAACCCTCAGCCCAATGAGTATGCAGTAATAATTTAGCTCTAGGCTGCACTTTTTTAAACAACTTAAAACCATCTAATAAATTTGGCACACTCTTTCTTAATTGATTTCTAAAAACAAAACCTATTATATATTCATTACTTAAATTATTTTTTTGTCTTAAAATGTCCCTATCTTGATCAGATAGTCTATGAAAACTACTAGTATCTAAAGAACCTCTTAAAGTCTTTACGTGGTCATATCCCATTTCTTTGAAGGCTTTTTCAGCAAAAGTAGACCACACGTAATAATTTTTAATCTTAGGAGCGAAATCTACAGCTTGTGGTAATATTGGTAGACTATCTAAAGTAGTCCAAATCATCGTATTGACTTTGTTCCACCAAGGTTTGCTAGAAAAATCACCAAAAGCCCAAATATCTTCTATGCCTATGTAAACATCAGGTTTAAATTCTTCTATAGCTTTATCCACTAACTTATTACCATACCCCTCCTTTCTTTGTTCATCTGGACTTAATCCTTGTAGTTGATTATGAGGCGGTAACGCTCCTTTACATGTCCAAGGAACAGTTTTTGCATGAGCATCATCCCATTGTAAAGCGTTCGCTAACTCAACTATGTTATACTTTCCAGTATTATAAAGATAACGTAAAATATTTTTTTTATTTTTGCCAAAACCAGTAAAAGCTCTGCAAAAATTAGAATGAATTAAAACTGTTTTTTTCTTCATTAATTGCTAGACGATCTAAGATCTTTAGCTTTTTGCAATCTATGTAAGTAAAGTTCTTGCAAATAAACCTTTAAAAACTCCAGTAAAGAGTAAGCTTCAGACATTTCAACTCCAATACCAAATTTATTTGCTGAGTTTCTATTTATAGAGAAAGAAAACGCTTTTGTACCATCTTTTTTATTATATGGTTTAAAAGATATGGCTGTTTTATTATCTTGATAAGAATGAAAAGCAGAGAATTCGCAATAATTAGTTATTGCATTTATCAAACCGCCAACCTCTATCTCATTAAGTTTTAGTGAGATGGATTTCTCTGTGTTTTTGGCGTTTTCCGAAAATGATCCAGTTCTTTTTTCTTGATTCCAAGAAAATTGTTTTATGGCTCTTACAAAAATACAAGGCTCTTTATTTTTTTGGTTTGGCCCAATATCAAAGCTGACGGCACACCCAGTATTTTTAGAATTAGGCTTATAGTATTGTACAATCATGTACGATACTATTAATAAAGTAGTATTTTTCTATATAAAATTACTTTTGAGCTTTTTTTATTTGATCAGTAGTAGGAGCGCCCTTATCTCCTTTTTTACGCATTTTTTCGCCTGATCCTCTTTTAATGCGTTCTCTTTTTTTTCTAATATTTTCCCAAAGACTACTCTTTACTTCGCCTTTTTTTTTTCTTTAAGAATTTCTTTATGGCGCTTCATGAACTGATCATGACTTCTTCCAGGCATATAGACGGGCTTTCCATCTTTACCTTTATGCATATGAATACCCTGCAAACCTAATTTTTTTGCATCTTTCATGGCCTCTTTAGCTGTAGGGAAAGAGTGATCCATAGGGTCGTCAGCAGCCTCTATTTTTTTCTTATGATGCATCCCAGCCTTAGTTTTTTCATCTTTGTGCATACCACCTTTCATTTTTTCCTTATCCTTGTGCATGCCGCCTTTCATTTTCTCTTCATCCTTGTGCATGCCAGCCTTAGTTTTCTTGTCCTCATGCATGCCACCTTTCATTTTTTTCTTGTCTCCGTGCATACCAGCCTTCATTTTCTTCTTATCCTCATGCATACCAGCTTTTGTCTTTTTCTTTTCATGCATGCCAGCTTTGCTTTCTTCATCTCCATCATGATAATTGGCCTCTTTTGTATCATAATGATGATTAGCTTTACCTTCCTCTTTCATTTTTTTAAGGATGGCCTCTTGTAAAGCTGGTGGCAACTTCTTTTGTTTTTCAGTAAGTTGGCCATTTGTATTTTCCATGAGCATTGGCCTATCCTTGCTATACTGAACGCCACACGCTTTCATAGTATTATCCAAATTCATATCCTTGGTATCTATCATATCAGCGTCATTCATAGCACAATGACTCATATAGGATTTGAATATTTTAGTTTCTTTTTCGTCCATTTTATGACGATTAGATTTTGACTTTTCGTTATCGTGATAGCTAGCTTCGCTCATTTTAGTTTTTGGTTTATTAAAGTAAAAAAATAAATCTTCATCATCCCATGGACCTTTTCCATCTAAAAACTCATTTCCTACAGAAACAGAAGCTTTTTTGGATGCTTTTTCGAATTGTGATATGCAAACAGCAACTCTTTGTTTATTATCTCCAAACTCCCCCTTTTCAGATAAATTAGCAACGCATCTACTCATAAAGTCAGAGCGTTTTTCTTTATCATTTGGCGTTGGAATTGGCATTTTGTATACAATATTACACAAAATATTACTTTTTTGCACCTAAAATCGGCTCAGTCAATGATTTTAGAATGAAATCTTTATTATTTATAAAAATAGGTATTTTTTTAAAATAATTTAAATTATTATGAAACTGACTTATGCACTCGGTAATGTGTTCGGCTCTTAGAAATTTTAAAAAATAAATCTCCCTTAGATACGTAGAAATTGTTTGTAAAAGTTTCTTTCTTACGGCGAATGCGAAAAAATTATTGAAATCTGCAAAGCTAGCATCTTTATAAGACTCTATAAAAGATTTAATCAAAAGGTTTTTTTGCGCCTCTGTTAAGCCCATTTCTAATATTAAATCGCATAAATCTATAAATGGGTGAAAATTACAAAAATTATCTAATTTATCAAAAAAAATTAAATTTTCTTTTAAATATATAGAATTGGTGCTCATGTTACCTAAACAGGGTTTATAGCTAGATAATTCAGGCAGATGTTTTTCAAGATCTTTGGCTAAATCCTTATATATTTTTTCGAAACATTTATAATCACTGTTTTTATCTATATTAGCTTTGGTTTCAGTATCGAAATACGCAGTAAAATTACACTCATCAAATAGCTCTTTTAAATAGCTTGTTTTACCTCTATTTACTTGTAAATCATCACATAAATATTGGTGAGTTTTAAATAAAGCATCTGAATTTTGTATGATAAAGGTTCTACCTAAATTTTTTAAAGATAAAGAATTTGGAAACTGAATAAGTGAGCAAACGATCTCCTCTGTAATTTGAATTTTTTTTAACGTAATAAATTTGCCAGAGGCATAACCTTTAAGCTTTTTTAATATATTAGCCTCCCTCTTTAAATATTTGTCATTTATATCAAAAGATATTTTCAGTAGGTAAAATTTATTGTCAGAAGATGTTATTGAGTAAGTGTCATAATTTAGACAAGTATCAAAAAAATCTAAATTTTTAATATCTATAGAAGCGCCAAGTTTATCTAAAACTACGCGTAAAAACTTTTCAGATGAAGATTTAAAAGACGGGGTATTTATTATGTATGCTCTGTTATTAAATAAATTTATATTCATTTTATGAACAACATATACTTTTATTTTTAACTTTTAATTCTACTTTTTTTGCGTCACAATTTTTGATGAAGTGTTGAGATATTGGGAATTGAATAAATTTTTTAACAAAGCTTTTAATATCTCTAGCATGAATTTTTTTACTTTTTATTTCATTAAAAATAAATTTTTTAACATAGGGAGTTAGTTTTAAGATAATGCCCTTCATTTCTAATTTTATTTTTAGATTATTTATCTCTTTGTTAATAATACTTAGATAAACAGAATCTTTTAAATCATTAAAACTTATAATTTCATCTATTCTTGAAATTAATTCTGGCCTTAGATATTTTTTTAGAGCCTCACTTTCTAAATTTTTCGGTTGATCTTTATCTTCTAAGAAGCCCATGCTTCTTTTTTGTTTCTGTCGTTGACCAATATTTGATGTCATTACGACTATGGTGTTAGTAAAATCAATTTTTCTATTCAAATTATCTGTTATATAGCCCTCATCTAGTAAATGCAGTAAAATATCTAATATTTTTGGCTCGCATTTTTCTATCTCATCAAATACTACCACGCAGTTAGGGTTATTTCTTACGTGTTCAGATAATATGCCACCTTCTTCATAGCCAACATAGCCAGCGTTTGCACCAATTAGTTTATTTATGCTAGTTTTATCCTGATATTCGCTCATATTAAGTTGAATATATGATTTTTCACTACCAAAAAAGTATTTGGCTATATTTTTAGCAGTAAATGTTTTACCTACTCCAGTAGAACCTACAAACAGAAAACTTGATAGGGGTTTATTTTTATCTGATAGACCTGTTTTAGCGCATGATAGATTGCTATATATTCTTTCTAATGCGTCATCTTGGCCAAAAACCTCAGATTTCATATTTTCCATAAACTTAGAGAAAATATTCTTTTTTTGCATAATTGCTTTCTTTGATACGCCGCTTTTTTCACTAACTACATCTATTATATCATTTTCTTTAATTTTTCTTTTTCTACCCTTACCATTAGAGTTCATAAATGTAGACATTGTAGTTATATAATCTTTTATGATTTCAGTAAATTTAGCCTCATCAAACTCTGAATTATCATCTAAATTTTTTATTAGGCCAGTAAAAGTCTCGCGAGCATCAATGACTTTATCTGAGTTTTTAAAATATTTTATCTTAGTTTTAGCTCCAACTTGATCAATCACATCAAAAGCCTTATCTGGAAAATTTTTATTACTTAAAAATGTTTCACACAAATCTAAAATCAAATCTATTTCTTTTTCTTCATACTTAACACGATGAAAATTTTCGTAGTATTCTAAGGTATTAATTATAATTTTTTTAGTATCTGATTTACTAGGCTGATTAACTAAAATTTTATCAAATCTTCGAGTGATTGCAGAGTCTTTCTCAAAGAATTTTTTGTATTCTTGAAGGGTTGTAGCACCTATGCATTTTATATTACCGCGAGCTAATGCAGGTTTTAACATATTTGAAGCATCAACACCCCCCTCAGAACTACCAGCTCCAATGATAGTATGTATCTCATCTATAAAAAGTATAATATTGTCATCTTTAGAAACTTCATTTATCAATTGTTTAAATCTCTCTTCAAACTCTCCACGATACTTTGTACCAGCTAACATTGAAGTTATATCAACTGAGTATATTTGCATTAATGCTAAATGACAGGGTACTTCTTGGTTTACAATCTTTTGTGCTAAACCCTCTACTATTGCAGTTTTACCAACTCCAGCATCACCAATGAGAATCGCGTTACATTTATTTTTTTTAAGTAAAATCTCAATCAACTCATTGATTTCTGTGTCTCTGCAAGAAATTGTTGATGAATTTTCTGTTATAAATTTATGATTTAAATTAACGCAATACTTCTCTAATATTTGTATGCTTTTTAAAGTTTTTTTAGTGTCAATTTTTTCAAATGAAAAAACTTTTTTACCCTCTATGTGAAAAATATTTTTAACCTGATCTGTAGATGGTATTGATGTCTCTACAACATGAGCTTCTATGATTTCTTTAGCGTATTGAACCTCAACATTTTTTTGTTTTAAGAATTTTACAAAATCACCGTCCATGTCAAAAATAACGTACAGTATGTGCTCTACTCCAATAAAATAGCTGTCAAAGTTGTCTGAAAAATCTTTAGCAAAAAATATCACTTCGTTCACCTCTTCGTGCCAACCTTCTTCATCAGTGTCATACAAATCTTTTCTTTCTTTGCAGAACTGCTTGAATAATTTTAAAAATTCTTTTATATCTGGATCAAATCCAAAACTTTTAAGTTTTACAACACAACTATCAGATAAATTTACTAAACACCCATAAATTAAATGACTTATATTGATTAACTTATGGTTGTTAGATTGTGCAAAAGCTTTTGAATCCTTTATGCATTTCTTTGCTTTTGGAGTTAAATTGAAATCTGTTAAACCCATCATAAATATTTACACTATTTTATCTCAGATAACTTCATGTAGATCTTATCTTTTAAAGAATACATTTTTTCAATAAAAATAATATCCTCACCCAATCTACCATAAATTACGACAATATCTTCTTTTTTAGGTATTTTATTACCAGAATTTAAATAATTAGTTAATTTTTGCTCTCTATCAGAATCCATAAATAAAGCACTTATTAGCGCACTTTCATCTTGTAAATCTAATCTAACATACTTATTACCATTTCTGCTAGTTCTTTTTACAGAATCTGTTACAACACCTATAAATTTTAAATCTCTAAAAGCAGGAGACTCCTCATTAGATTCTATTTTGATTTGTTCAGCTGATACAAAGTCTTGAGATAAGTCAAAAATATCTTTTAATTTATGCGAATAACTGTACCCAAGCAATTTGTTTTCGAAAAACCAATTAGCGTATCTAAGATATTTTTTATTCATTTCATAAATATCTTTGTATGGACCATACTTTTTCTTAAAAGTCTGAAACCTTTTTTCAGTCATCATTAATCTGCCGTCATCACCGACAGACTTGCTAGAATATTGATCATGGACTGCATTTAAAATATCAAAGTCATATTTTGCACCAAGCTCAATAAAATTACGCTTTTCTCTATCTGTTAATATATTAAACGTTTGAGCTTCAAGAACTAAACGGCATCTGTTTGAACACACAAAAGAATCTAATAATCCTGCTTGAATTAACGCTGATAAAATGCCTATGTTCATTCCTGCCTGTTTAGCAGAAACAAAAATGTCATATTTATTAGAAAAACTTTCTTCCCTAAAATTTAATAATGACTGTAGAACTTTATCAGAAACTCCTTTAATAGAATTTAAACCATACCTTATATTTGAGCCTTCTATTTTAAAATCTATGTCCGATTTGTTTAAATCAGGTGGTAAAAGTTTAATGTTAAATGATGAAAGCTCTTGGGTGATTTTTGCTATCTCTTCATGAGAGTTTGGCTCATATTTTGCATATTTTAAAAGACTTAAAAAGAATTCTTTAGGATAATTAAACTTTAAATAAACTGTTATTGCAGCTAAATAGGCATAACTTATTGAGTGTGACTTATTGAAAGAGTAATTAGCTGAGTCTTCAGCCACTTTCCATAAAACTTTACCAATTTTTGGGTCTAAATTATTGTCTTTTATTTTTTGTGTTATTTTAGCTTTCCAAGCTGGCATTTGCTCGGTTTTTTTCTTACCAATTATTCTTCTTAATTGTTCTGACTCATCTAAACTAAAGCCAACTTTAACAGCCATTTTCATGAGCTGCTCTTGGTAAAGAGGTATACCGCCTGTATAGCTTAAAATATCGTCAAAAAACTCATGAACAGATGAAAAATCGCCTGTTCTAGCGTATGCTGCATAATAGTCTAAAAACTCTAAAGCTCCAGGTCTTGCTATAGCCACAACAGCAGATAGTTCCTCTAAACTTTTGGGGCATATTGTGCGACAGACTTTATAGTTTGTGTCGGCTTCAATTTGAAATAATCCTTGAGGAGATCGTAAACAAGATAAAGCTGCATATATTGATGGGTCGTGAGGATCTATGTCTTTTACATTTATTTTAAGCTGTTTGCAGACATCATTTACAACAGATAAAGTTCTTAAACCTAAAATATCAAACTTGACTGTTAAACTAGCGACATCATTCATATCATAAGCTGATATTAGTGAGTCGTCATTAGTTAACTGTAAAGGCATGATATCCTCTAAATCAAAAAATGATATTGATATGCCTGAAGGGTGTACCCCTGTGTTTTTATTTAAACCCTCTAATTTTTTTGCTATGGCAAAAGCTTTTGCATGATTATCTGCATGCTTTTTAAAAGTTTCACTCTCATCGCAAGCATTATTTAAACTTGCAACTTTACCAAAAGTTTTAGGTATGCTTTCACTAATTATATTGACATCAGTTTCAGAAAGCTCTTCAACTATTTTACAACACTCTTTCATGCAAAGCTTACTGCTTAGAGTGTTCAATGTTAAAATTTTAGAAGTCCTACCTTTAAATTTTTTTTCAATGTATTCAATAACCTCAGATCTACGATCATAAGAGATATCATTATCAACATCAGCTAATAAGCTTCCATCTAAATATATTTCACCATTATGTTCTATTTTTTTAGCTCTGCTTTTAGATACAAATCTCTCAAAAAATAAATCATGCTCTATGGGATCTATGTCTGTCACGCCAATGACATACAGCACCAAAGATCCAGCAGCACTGCCTCTACCTGCGCCTACAGGAATATCATTCTGTACACAAAAATTTATTATGTCCCAGTTTAGAAGAACATAATCAATAAAACCAAGATCCTCAAAAATTTGTAGCTCCTCCTTCAGTCTATCATAGTAAATTTGAGCATTCTCTAATTGATCTATACCTTTTTGTTTTAGTCTATTAAAGCAAAGCTTTCTTAGGAACTGATAGTTACCTTCCAGGTCTTTACAAGAAACCTCGTCGTAATATTTTTTTTCTATCTTGATCTCTGGCAATTTTACGCCAACTGGAAAAGGCGTTTTATATGGCTTATAACTTGAAAGTTTCATATCTCTAAATCAAAAAGCTGTTTTTTAAATATTTTAAAATTCATCTCTATGTCATAAAGGGCATCATGAAGTTTTTTAGGGTCATGCTTGATATTATAATGTTTTAATAAAAAACCCTGTGATGTTTTTAAGCCTCTTTCCTTGTAGTTTAAAAGTCTATATTGCCAGTTAATAAATTTATCATTGTTATATGGTATACTTTTAGCTATAGCAGTTGCTAAAGCTTTAGTATCTATGATTCTTTTTATATAACTCTGATCTAATTTTCTACCCATCGCTCTACGCCAGACATCAATCATATATACATCAAATCCAAGTAAGTTTTGACCGACTATCAAAGTATCTTCATCGTACAGATACTTAGAAAACTCATCCCATACTTGATTTGGCGCTAAGCATTTAGAATAGTATTTTTTTTCTGAAAAACCTGTAACTTTAGCTGCCCCTTCAGATACATTTATATTAGGCCAATGTATAAATTTATCATGCCTCTCTTGAATTTCATCACCTTTTACCACAAGCCAAGCGATTTGCCAAGGTCTTGATGTAATTAAATTCAAACCCTCCGTTTCAGTATCAAAAACAATATATTTTTGATTTTTATTAAATCTTAGTAAGGTATCATCCATTTACGTACTCCTTAAAACTTTCAAAGCAAAATTCATTACTACCAAAATGATTCAAATTTGGGCAACTTAATGTGGAGGGTCTGCCAAACTTCCTACCGCATATAATTTTATATGTCTGTAAAGCCTCTACATCATCTTTTTTTTCATACAAAACGCTTTTTACCAACTCTGTATCATATTTATCCTTACAATACTCAAAAACAGCTTGAGATATAATATCGTCAAATGGTAAATTGTTTTTCTCTATCCAAAAAATAGGTTTAATTTTATTAAAATTAGGTATGCAATTTTTTAAGTATAATTGGTTTTGATATACAAAAGAATCGTAAAAAGGTATAACTAACTGCAAACTATCATTATCCCATATTGTATTTAAATAATTAAAATCAACTTGACCTTTGTTACCTATATGAGCAAAAGAGTATATTTTATTTAACAACTTACAACCTTGATCGTTTTTTGCTAAAATTACAACTTTATGATCTGAATTATCATTTTCTTTTGATACGTCGTTGCAACAAGACACTCTCAACCCAAAAACTAGATGTATGTCATTTTGTTTTGTCAAGTTATGAGCTTTCACAAAACCAGTCATAGAGTCCTCAACTAAGACCAAAAACTTTTCATTAGTTTTTTTGTAAAGCTTTACTATGTTTTCTATAGTAAGAATACTTTTACCTATTGAATAATCTGACTTAAAAATTGGGGTCATGTAAAAAATATATGACCACATCATCAACTGTCAAGTTAAATGAGCAGGACAACCCTCATAATATTTTATTTCATATGTAAAATTTTCAGGTAATGATTTTTCATCAAAATCTTCTTCAAAAACAGATGAATGTAGATCGCCTTTTTCATCAAACACTTTGTAATAGAAAAAATCAAACTTCATAGGGCAATGCCATTTTGGATCGCCATCAATTTTTAATTCACCTTTTTTTGTAGCAAAACCACATAAAAGTTTACCGCTAAATGACCCATCATTCGGAAAACCTTTATAGGCTGCGTAATTGCTTTTAGCGTCTTTTATAGTAAAATTATCTAAATATCTCTGTATTTCAGATAGTTGTAGCTCAAATCCATGCAATTCATCATTATCTAATGGTTTCATTTTTACAAGACCAGAATTATTAGAATTTTCATCTAAATCAAACTTTAAAAACAAAAATTCACTAACTCTTGTAGAGTACTCAGGGAACATTTTTTTTACAGCTAAACTGTACATTAGGTCTTGAAGATTATCAGTGTAATCTTTACCTTTAAAAACTGATTTACTCGTTTTGAAATCTCTTATAATAGCAAATTTTTTTCTTTTATATAAAAACAGTTTATCTATGAAGCCTCTTATTTTATATTTTATATCGCCATTATTTTCTATTATTAAAAAATCTTTTTCAGAATAATCTTCAGTGGGTTTGCCTAGCTCTTTACCAAAAAAATCATAAGTTAAGCCATTAAATATCATCTCCTTCATTAACTGCACGTTTTCATCATCAGAAACACCCTCTCTAACAGCATGTTTTAGTATTAGTTTTTTTATCGATGGGATAGAAAAGACATCTTGTGTTTTTATAATTTTATTAAAATATTTTTTTCTTTTAGGTAACCCTAAAACCTCAAATATTAAATGGCAAATAGACCCTCTTTTTGCGCCATCATTACTTTTATCTGGTAAATTTAATTTATATTTACACCAGTAAAGCCAAGAGCACGATTCAGCCGTTTTAATTCTGCTGGCAGATAAAGGTGTCTCAGGAATGTTCATTGCTTAACACTAACGAAGTTTTTATTTCATTCTTAGTGAAGCATGAATTGTTCTTATCTATAAATTCTAAGATTTTTTGAAATTGTTTAGGTTGGTCTACGCTATCATAGTACCAATTTTTAAGTTCAAAATCGTCTAAATTAGCATCACCAAAATCATTATAAGGTTTTGGCGGCATTTTTATACTTAAATTTTGTAAATCAAAGTATTTCGATAATTTTAAATAATTTTTAACAGCTGCAATATGTCCTCTATTTTGCGAACTATGGTCATCATTATTAGTACAAATATAGATATTGTTGACACACTTACTGCTAAGAAAATTAATAATATTGTTGTTAACGCATAAGCCAAATATGACAAGCACGTTCTTAATATTTTGTTCATAAAGGGCAAGAGCATCTCCTATACTTTCTACTAATATTACTGTTTTATTTTGTTCAATGGCCTCGTTAACGCCTGTTTTTACATTGAATGCAGGGTAAACCCAATTATTTCTTCTTCCTATGTGCTTCCACTTTGGATAATTATTGTCGTTATCAACTTTTCTTCCAGAAAATCCTATAATTTGTTTATGTTCATTATATATTGGAAAAACCATTCGTCGATACATTTTTCCCACACCTGCTAAACCAACATCAAAGAGTTGTTGGGTTGCCTCAGATATCTTCCTATCATTATAAAATTTATAATTAGGAAATAATTTTTCTAAAGATTTTGCAGGGTAAACTTTTTCCATTTCTATAGTCTGCTTTTTTACATATTGTTCTACAGTACCAGACTTAATTTTTGAAATGATTGAGCTATAATCCTCATTTCTTAATGATGCAGTAGCCCTAACAAGTGATTCAAAGGGTTGAGAACCTTTATTTTGGACAAAATCCATCCAAACTCCTGTATTTTTATATATTTTTACAGCAGTTTTATTATCTCCATTTCTATATAGAGCTTGAGTTCTCCAGTGATCACCGCAATCTATAAGATTGTAACCCAAAGACTCTAAGGTTTGTTGAAAATCATCCGAGCTGATCAAAGTCTGGTATTTCTTGTTGCTGTCCATCTGTATTTAACTCAATGTCGCCATTTAATACACGAGCTATATCTCTCAAGTCGCCCCTTTCGGTGATATTAAAATTATTAAAATCTAAATTAATTGAATTTTTTCTCAAGGTATCGCCAACTCTAACAGGCTCTACAGCGCCAGCTATGTCATTTCCTAAATGTCTAGATTTTACGTTTATCAGCTTGTGAGTGCCAAAAGATGCGCCCTCCCTCTCTATTTCATCAGCAGTTTTGTTTCTTAATATAAACATGTGCGAACAGAACTGTGTAATCCTATCAGATAATGAAACAACTGATTCATCATCTACTATTGTATCTGAGTTTCGGTTATTTGTTATACCATACCTATTGGATTGAACTGAAGTAATCATAGGAATAATTGGCTCGCTATCATACAAAATTTCTTTCTGAACGCATTTTTTAAACTTATCGACCATCTCTCCAACGATTTGCCACTCTGATTTATTCATCATGGATTCAGAAGTTGTTTTAATGTAATCAAAAGAAAAAATCATCTGATTACCTCTACCAACTTTAGAATAATAAAATCTTTTTAAAGTATTTATCATTGAATCTACATCCATACCTCCCACATTGTAATAGTAAAATTTTAAATCTTTTACTTTGGCCCAAACTGATCTAACTTTATCTACAACTGTTTTACCAGCCTGTCGCCACTTACCACTCTCTAATAAATGCATGGGTATGTTTGAGAGAGCGGAGCATTGTCTCATAATAAGCTCCTCTTTGCTCATCTCTCCGTTATCAAAATGCAAGACGGGAACATTATATTTTAGACTAACTTTAGTGCAATAATCCATACAAAACTGAGTTTTACCAACTCCAGATCTAGCAACAACAACAGTTATATTTCCAGGTCTTAATAAAGATCCATATATGTCATTGATTTTCTCATGAGGACCAAACATGCCAAACTCCGTAACAGGATTGTTACCTCTATCCTCAATAAGATTTTCCATGTCATCATATATGTTGACAGGAATGTCATTGCCGATCTCATATAAATTTATTTTTGAATTATAAATTTTATCAGCCGCCTCGATAATATCTGCGTAAGATGTCTCAGGAGACATCCCCTTCATCTTTTTAGCTATAGTATTTGATGATTTAAGTATCTCGCGTCTAATTGAATACTTTTTAAGTTCCTTAGCAGTTTTTATTGTATTTCCAGAAGGAACTTTTCTTAGACATAAAGACTTTATATAGTCTGATGGATTTAGATTGTCTTCAAATGATATACCTACTTCATTAACTCTTTGAGCTATAATAATTTCATCGACATCCTCGCCCGCATTTACAGCTTGCTCTATAATTCTAAATATAGTGCTATTTAACGATGACTGTTCAGAGTAAAAATCTGAAACACTTATAAAGTTGCATATTTCTGTTAACGCTTGAGGCTCTTTTAACAAACCTGCTAAAAGCTGTTTTTCTAATTCGTAAGAGTATATCATTCTTCGTCATCTTGAGATCGCTTTTCTACAGTAGAACTCTCAAGAAAATCTTGCAAGCATTTACTTAGTGCAAGCTCAGTCATTGCACAATCAAATTTTCTGTATATTAAAGGCTTACCATTCTCAGATGAAACCGCCATTATAATTCCTTTGTATTTATCCGCGCCGCCTGAAAGCTCATATAGTTTATCAACCATCTCGCTTGGTATATGAAAATCACTTTCTTCATCTTCAATATTCATAGGTATATATCTTGATTTTTAAATAATGATGCCTGTATCTCATCTTGAGGATAAACCTCTGCTAACTTTATGCCATTTGCTTGACAGAAATCAAGTTTCTTTTCATCCCTTTTTAGTTGGTCAGAATACTTAAAGTGATTTTTATGAAAAAATTTAACATACTTTGTATGTTGTGCGCCTTGAACTTCAACAGCAATTTTTTTATTGGCGTTATAAAAATCTAAAGTTAATCTAGTCCCTACAACTCTGAACTCCTCAAAAACAATATCGTTCTGCCAATATTCAAAAAGAAATTTCTTAACCTTTGTTTGAAATTTGCTACGACTAGGTTTATGCCAATCTATTAAATATTTTTTTGCGTTTTTAAGATTTCTTTGTTTACCATATTGATCAACAAACTTCATGACGTTATTTGCTGTTTAAAGTAATCAATTAAAAATTTGCAAAGTTTTTCATCTTCATCAAGAACTTTAAATAGATTGTTATCTCCTTGAATTTGCTCAGGAAACTCTAATTTATTATCATTTAATAAATCTTTGAAATCATCTGTAGGTTTAATCCAAGATCCTTTTTTTTCTACAAAGTCCCAAGCATAAAGTAAATCAACTACCTCTTTTTCAATCCATATAGAGTTACCACCAGATCTATTATACCTAACAGGATAACTTAAAGTGACATTTGATTTTTCATTAGGAGATTTAGCTATTAAAACCTTTGCAAAATGACCGATGATTGGATTTTTTCTCTCATCAATAGTTTTTAAACTTGGGTTATGAAGAATCAAATCGGCTTTATACCTAGGTTGAAACTGTATGCAAGTATTAGCATAATGCTGTAAAGCATATCCACCTGTAGCTACAGATTGTCTAGGCGGCTCTTTAGAATATTGATCTCTCATTTCTGATCTTACCTGACTAATAAAAATAGCCATGTGACCTCTCTTGCCTAAAGCTATACTAGTTTGAGCACACCATCTAGCTGCAATGGACGCTCCAGAGGCTATTTTAGCAAACTCTTCAAAACCTTTAGATGCGTCATTTTTTGCCGTTAATCCATCAACAGAATCTAATATAAAACAATATTTTTGTGGGTTTTTTACATTATCTATAAGCTGCTTGATACAAGTCATAGCTGTTTCATAGATGTTGGTTTCTAAAACAAAGCAAGTGCCATCTACCCACTCATCTGCTGACCAAACAAACTTTACACCTGATCTTTCCCTTATTTCTGGAGCGAGTCTACCTTCAGCTTTAATATACAAACCTCTTGGCTTCTCTACAGTCTTTAAAAAATTTTTCATTACTTCCAAAGCTTCAGAGGTTTTACCTCCCTCAGTCAGCCCAGTAAAACGATGTAATCCAGGTCCAAAGCCTCCATTCATGCAAAGGTCAAACTGCAAAGATCCACTAGAGACTTTGTAATCGTACTCTTTTTCAAAGTTATAATGATCGCTTTTGTTTGATTTCAAAAAATTACCAAGAATATCGTTTGGGTCTGGTCCTTCACTCATTTAAAAAATCTCTAACTGTTTTTTTATTATATTTAATATTGGCATCTTTACCAACCTTATCGCCAATACTATACTTCGGATATTTTGAAAAGTCTACCTTAAAATTAAAAGCTCTAAATTTTTCATCTAAAGTTTCTGTCAATTTGGGACTAGTCAAATAAGCTAAAGAGTCAAATTTTTTTGGAAAGCTTACCTCGCACATAAACTCTTGTGAATATCTATCACATAGATCATTTAAAAGCTTCATTTCGCGAGAAAAAAAAGGTCTACGACCCTTTTCAGGAACTTCTAAAAGCTTAAATAATATTTCTCTTTTATTTAGCTTAAATTTTTTACTCACTACTAAAGATTTAATTCTTTCAAATCTTTGTCAATCATTTTTTTAACAAGGTTTTGAAATGAACTATTAGGCTTCCAATTTAACTCATTCCTAGCTCTAGCAGAATCACCCCAAAGAGCGCCAACCTCGGCTGGTCTATAAAATTTTGGATCAACCTCCACTAATAGATCATCACCATGAAAATATTTAGCGTCTTCTTTAGTTCCTTCCCACCTACACATTGATCTATGAAAACCAGCGACATTGAAAGCTTCCTCGACAAACTCTCTAATAGTGTGTGTTTCATTAGATGAAAGCACATAGTCATTAGGAGTTTTTTTAACTGCATCAGTTAAGTGCTTTTCTTGGTTTAGCATTCTCCAAACGCCGTCCATAAAATCTTCAGCATCACTCCAATCTCTAGTAGATTCAATATTACCTAATCTTAAAGGTTCAAAACTTTTTTTATCTGTATAGTCTTTAGATATTCTTGCTACATTTTTAGTTATTTTTCTTGTAACAAATTCCTCACCTCTTCTATCGCCTTCATGATTGAATAACCAACCTTGAACAGCATAAATATTAAAAGATTCTCTATATACTTTAACTATATGTCTGGCTGAGCATTTTGAAGCTCCATAGGGGCTTCTAGGTCTTAAAGGGTGATTTTCATTTTGAGGTTCAAATACAATATCTCCAAATTCTTCAGAACTTCCCGCGTTGTAATAGCGACACTGCGGGCAATGCCTTTTTATAGATTCTAGTTGATGTAAAACTGCAATTGAATTAGTTTGAATATGATTTAGTGGCATATCCCAACTACTACCTACAAATGAATTTGCGGCAAAATTTATAAAGTAATATGGCTTATATTTTTCTATAACTTTATCTATATTTTGAGCGTCGGTTACATCTAAGTCTGCTAAAATAAATCTTGGGTTTTCAAGTAGGTTTTTTATATTTATGTGATTTTTAACACTTAATCTTCTAACTCCTCCAATAATAGTAAAATCTGTATTTTTTAGAAGATAGTCTGCCATTAAACTACCATCTTGACCTGTCACACCTGTTATAATTATTGTTTTCATAAATTACTTATGATTAATATATCTTTTATTATAAGTTTTTCTAATGCCTTCCTCTAAAGATTTAAAAGTAAATGTCGGAAATTTTTGTAAAAACTTTTTTGAACAAGCATCTTTACGAATTTGGCCATCAGGCTTGCTTGTGTCCCAAACTATTTCCAAATCATTAACATCTAAAGATTTCATAGCTATTGCTGCTATTTCTCTAATATAATGATTTTCAGGGTTACATACATTGTAAAGAAATGGACGCTGTTCATTTATTAATAATGAAATAGCTTTAGCTAAATCATCAGCATACATAAACTGTCTAAAAACACACCCTGTTCCAAAAAGAGTAATTTGTTTATGATCGTTAACTTTAGCTTGATGTATTTTGTGTATCAAACTTGATACAAAATGAGCTTTATCTCCTTCAAAATGATCATGTTCAGAGTATAAATTACATGGTATTACAGAACTATAATTAGTTCCGTATTGTTTGTTATATGCGTCGATTTGCACTGACATAGATCTTTTTGCGTATCCGTATGCAAAATTACTTTTGGTTGGCGGCCCTGAATGCAATTGATCTTCCGTCAACGGATAATTCGTTACATGATCAGGATATATGCAAGTGCTTAAAACTGATATTAAGTTTTTGCATCCACTTTGATAAGCATATCTTATAACGTTTGTATTTATTAAAACATTATCATCAAAAAAAGTGGCGGGATTGTTTATATTATCCATTATACCGCCAACTTTAGCAGCTAAATGTATTATCAGATCTGGTTTTAAATCATTAAAAAGATTTTTAACTAATTTTTGATCTGTTAAATCACAATCTTTACTAGAAAGATATATTGCATCTGGTAGGTATTGTTTTAAATGTTTACCCACCATACTAGAGCCTCCTGTAACTAAAATTTTACTCATTTATAGGATCTCTCACTAAGGGTTGAGAAAGGTTTTTTCTAATCACTTCTTGTTTTATACTTGGGCATTCAGCTCCTAAGTCATGTATTAAATCATAAAAAAGAATTAAACTTAAAACTTCAACCGTATGAAAGTACTTACAATTCAAATTAATCTCATTTACAGCGTCTTCCAAAATACCTCTTGACTGTCCAGAGATCATTGCTGTTTTAAAATTATTTTCTAAAGCCCAGTGACAACATGATATCACATTTTTAGAACTTCCTGAACAAGATAATCCTATTATCATGGATTTTTTACTCATTTTGCCGCTATTTTTTTGCAATTCAAGCCATCTTAAAAATAAATGATTATACCCGTAATCATTAGCTATGCTAGTCATTAAACATTGACTTTCCATAGCGCTAACTGATTTTTTAATTCCTGCTTTTACAAAAAGTCTAGTGCAATCGTCAGCAGCGTGATTAGCTACCGCCCACAAACCTCCATTTGCGACTAAGTATATGTCATCGCTTTTTTTAAAATCTTCAGTTAATTTTTTCCACTCAAGGCTATTAAGAGTCGTATCAAATTTATTTTCTATATTTTCAAAATCAATATGCCTCATGATAAGATTATATACTTTTTTTAATTATTTCTAAACTTTGTTCAACTTCAATTTCTTTTACTGCTAAATTTGGCCTCATTCTAATTGAATTTTTTCCAGTAGGGTTACATAGCATGCCATTTAAAAATAATTTTTTATAAAATTTATCTCTTAAAACTTTAGACTCAAAATCAAAGGCTAATAATAAACCTTTAGATCTTACATTATGTATATCTTTAATTTGCGATAACTGTGTAGTTAGAATCTTTCCCATTTTAGTAGCGTTTTCTTTTAGTTTGTTTTTTTTAATTGCTTTGATTATATAGTGGCATCTTATCATATCTATAAGATCGCCATCAAATGTTACGGACAATTTCTTTGGCATTTCAAAAACTTTAGAATGAGATTCTTTTACCATTATGCCAGAAACTTGTGATTTTTTGCCAAAAACTACAATATCAGGAAAAACTTCTAAATGTTCAAAATACCAAGTTTTACCTGTGCTACAAAAGCCTGTTTGAACTTCATCAAAAATCAATGGCACATTTTTCTCTTTGCATTTTTTGTAAAGAGATTGTAATTGATTTTTATCTAGATAATTATCTCCAAAAGTGGATTGTATAGGTTCTACTAGAACTCCCTGAACTTTATCGTTATCATTTATAGCATTTATAGCTTCATCTATGGATGAGGCATGAATTTGTTTATCATGATAATCTCGAAAAATATCACCAAGCCTCTCATCCACTGCTGCGAAACGCGTTGTTAAAAAATTACCAACTGAATTAATACCATGAAAGCTATTTGCTATTGAAATAATTTTGGCATCTGGATCTGGATTTTTATGCCACATGGCAGTTTTTACAGCCGCCTCATTTGCTAAACCTCCAGTACAAGTAAAGTGATAATTTTTGTAAACATCTAAACATGTAAACTCTTTAAAACATTTATAAAACTTATCAAACTCATCAGATAAAATTTCGCAATTAACTAATTTAAGTTTGCAAGCTCTACTAATATCTTTTTTAAACTGTCTATTTTTAAATATTCTATGATTGTAACCAAGAGGAAGCGATGAATACATCCCCATAAAATCTAAATATTTTTTTTTAGTAGTTTTATCATAAATATAACTACCTTTGCTTTTGTCAAAATTTATTTTGATGTTAAATAAACTCATGCGACATAAGATCTTTCATACAATTTTTCCAACTTTCAAATCTAAATGATTTGTCATCTACATAAAATACAGCCCTTGGTTTTTCTGAAGTTACGCTAGTAACAAAACAATCTAATTTATATTTTTTTAACCAGTCCCAAATCAACTCATCTCCTGTTTTATTGTTGATAAGCATGCGGTCTTTCCTAGCTTTTGCGCTAAAAATTATTATTTGATACTTCTCAGATAGCTTTTTTAAAGCATCGTAAACGCCCTCCACTGGTTCGTCATATACAGTCCCATCATAAAAACCTTTTGAATTTTTATGAATTACTCCGTCAAAATCTATTCCAACTTGATATGTTTCGTCAGGAAATGAGTGTTCTCTAATCACTTGAATCAGCTGGGTAAATGTGATTAATATCTTCTCTGTTTACGGCTAATCTTATAGACTGTTCAGATCCTATAGCAGTTATTTTATGGTGTTTATATCGCTCAATAAATACAATATCGCCTTGTTTTACAGTCATAGTTTCGCCATCAACAAACCACTCCCATTCACCTTTTACTATGTACCACCACTCATCCCAGTCACTATGATAGTGTAAACGATTTCCCTCTCCAGGCATTTGCGCTATGAGCGTAACACAAGTTGATTTAGAGTTTATTAATGTATGAGACCAAAACTTATCTTTTGGATTATTATCTATTATTTGTTTTATAGAAGCTACATCTTTATTAAAATTATCCATGTTGTTATTATCCGTAACACCATCCTCTAATAAAACTCTTAATCTATCATTATCATAAACTTCTCCAGCTTGATAATATTGCACTTTAAAATTTTCTTTTGATTTTAGATAACGAGCAGTTATCTCAGCTAATTGAAAATCCTCCTCAGTGTCTATGTCTATAGTAGAGTAACCTTTTAAGGTAAAATATCCAACTTTGCCATCTCCCCCATGATAAGCCGCGTTATATTTTTTCATATTTTCTAAAAAATTAGACTTATCCCAACCCATTAAAGAGCAAGCGTAAGTTTTTATAGGTTCTAATTCTTGAGACGGAGGCGTTACTTTTTGTTTATCAAAGTTTATAGAAGTGCCTTGATACAGAGACTCTATTTGTTGATCAACAGTGGAAATTAAAGTGTCATAATTATCCATTTCTGAAATAAAGTTTTTTATTTCTTTTACTGTTATAAATGGTGAAGTAGGTAGAATTTGAATTAGTTTATGGCAATCTACATTTTGTAAAAAATCTTCAGCAAAATGATCATTTGTTTTATCGTCCTCTGATAGATATTCAGGTCTATGATAAAACTTAATTTTATATTTTTCTGCTATTTCTTTAAATATCAAAGACTCTGAGTTTAAGTAAATTTCATCAAAGCATTCAGATTGTATGGCTACCTCTATAGCGTAAGCTACTAAAGGTTTATCATTTAAAATCCTTAGATTTTTTTTTGTAATTCTTTTGCTGCCGAGTCTGGCAGGTATCATAGCTACTAATTTACTCATTGCTCAAAAACTTTTCTTTTAAATAATCGTCTAAGTATAAAGGATTTAAATGATATTTTCTAATAATTTTTTTGAAATAATTTATTTGGGGCTTTTGAACATGTATGTCAGACCGAGATGCGCGAGCATCTACAAGTCTATCAGGATTCCAAGATCCATAAGTGTCTCCAGTCGCCGCTTTGATTGAATCATAATATTCATCAAAATAAACATTGCCCCATTTATCCATATCAAAAAATGTCATGCCCGTTAAAAAAAGTTCCTCTATTTTGTAATTTAGTAATACAATTAAACTTGCAAAACCCGTGTTGCATATTGTTCCTACTTCTTTAAATATTTTAAATAGATAACCATCACAAACATTATGATAAGGAACTCCAGTAGCATCAAACCATTTATTTTGTTCGTTTAAATCCCACATTGATAACATTGGACAAACTAAAAGTTTTAAGCTTTTTATATAATCTTTATTTTGATTACACTCCCACACGTTTAAATGATTAAAGCTGCCAAACATAATATCAGTCTTACTTCCAAAGTCTTTATATTTGTTTTCTGGTATGGCGAATTTTTGATTTAATCTAATTACAATATCATAAGAATCTATTTTTTCTCCATAGTTTAAACCCTCTAAATGTGGAGATGGACCCACAACAGCTATTTTTTTACCTTCAATTAATTTAGCTAAATTTTGATCTTTTTCATAATCTTTAAAGTCTCCAACAAAACCTTTAGATTTCAAATCTGACAACTGATCCTCTGGCATTGGCGTACTAGATTGCCACTCATTAACATTTTTTTTAAGGGGTATGCCTATTATATTTTTTTTTAGATTTTTACTCCACATAATATTAAATTTAAAATTTGCAATTGCATGTTTCTTTAAAAAACTTTAAGGTTTCATTATTAAAACATTCGTTTGTAAAAAAATCAATACCTCTCTGCATTTCCTCATCGCTACAAACACCCCAGCCTTGACAATAATGCCAAACTTTTATTTGTTTGCTTTTTGATATATATTCATGTGTGCTAGTAAAAAGTTTATTGTTAATGACTTTATATTTTTTAATATATTTAGCCCAAGGTAATGAGTTAGGTTGAGCTACAAAGTTTCCTTTTGATCTAACGTTATAAACTACATCTGAATTTTTAAAATCCCCATCGACCGTTTTGTTTTTAAATCCAGTCAACACACTCGTTCGATTACAAATAATGTTTAAAGCTGCTTGTTCTTGATAAGTAAATTTATTTTCATTCCAAAGACGTAATAAATAACTTAGACTGTCTTTATTGTTAAAGCAAACTACATCTGCATTAACGTGATTTTCGCTAGTAGATACTGCAAGATTGTTAACTTGTAGATCATACGGATAATCTAATGTCGTCAAAATATCATGAGTGTTATCATTTAAAAATTCATGTAATCTGGAGCATGTTATTGTATCTGCCCCTAAAATAATTAATTTATCTAAATTTTTATTTTCAAGAAGCAAATAACCTAAACCATATTTAAACGGTCCAGCTGGAATATTTTTTCTCATTGTTTTTTTAGCGAACTTTATAAACTCACAGTCGCTAGTATAATCAAAAGAATACATTTCTACATCTGGATGAAATGCAGTGAAACTATTTACCGCATTGTCATGTAAATTTTTAAATTTTTTATGGTCAGAATATATTAGACAGCCTACTTTCATTGATTTTTAATTTGCTTAAATGTTTTCTTTAATCCTTTTTTTAAACCTAAAACTTTTACAGGTAAATCAATTTTTGGACCAATGTAATGATCATAACTATAACTTTCAACTTCTATTTTTGATTTAAAATCGCTTATTGAATTTATAAAGTTAGCCACATTAAAAAGAGTAAGTTTGTCTTTATAGCAACAATCTATCTCTTTTTTTGGGTTTTTTGATTCAATGTAATATTCAACTAAGGAGCATAAATCAGGCATATAGATGTAATCCATCATTTTGTTGTTGAATATAGATATTTTTTCTTTGGCTAAATTAGACTTTATAGATCGTTTTATAAATTTAGTTTCTGGCTCATTTTCATCAAACACTCCATAGATTCTAAGGTCATAAAAATTCTCTGTTTCATGAATAAAATTATTAATTAATTTTTTACTCAACCCATAATACTTAGGTTGTAATGTAAATTGCGCTCCTGATCCAAAGTTAAGTAACTTGCCAAAATTTTTTTTATTTTTTAATATATTTAAAAATATATTAATATTACTTTTTAAACAGTTTATGTTGTCAGGATATACTCTGTTGCCACCTACTATGGCTGAATGTATTACTACATCATAAAATGATTTATTAAAAAATTCATCAGTTTTCACTGTATTCTCTAATGAAAAGTCCTCTCTACCAATGGCAGTAACTTCATGCTTGGCAGAAAGATATTTTCTCAGCTCAGTGGCTATATATCCAGATTTTCCAGTTATAAGAATTTTTTTCATTTAGATAAGTTTAAATATGCTGGTTCAGGCTTATTTAAAAAGTTATCAAAAGTTTTTTTATCTAAAGAATCAGGTTTAAACCTTTTTATATTTTTAAAGTTTTTTAATATTTTTAAATCATCCTCAGCCCAATGAGAAAAACCTAAATTACCGTAATCTTTATCTCTACCACCTCCTATTAATTTTACTGGCATCTTTTCATGATCAATATAATTTCTTATAAATTCAAAAGGTCTGTACAGTAAAAAAGGAGTTATTGAATAACAGATCGGTATTTTTTGTTCCATGCACATGCCTACTGCTGCGCCAATCATAAGTTGCTCTGATGAGCCAAAGTCATAAAATCTATCTGGATAATCTATTTTTATTTGATCCCAAAGCCCATAACCTAAATCAGCTGTTAAAAGCTGAATGTTATGATCTGTGGCCATTGCCTCATGTAACATTATTGCAAATTTTTTTCTCATATGGATTTGTAATCATTTTCTGACATTATGTGATAATGCCCATTGAGACCTTTTAAAAATTTGTACTTATCGACTTTTGTTTCTATGATTTTTATGCTTGGTAAGAAAGCTTTTAGTCTATCCCTTAAATAAGCTTGATCAACTGTGTTGTAAGCGCAATATCCATTACAGTTAACATATACATGTATATTTTGTATGTTCTTTTCTTTGATGCATTTTAATGACTCCCAGACAGACCCTTCAGCGGCCTCTCCATCACTTATAAGAACATAATAATTTTTATTTTTATTAACTAGCGCCCTGCCTACAGCAACAGTAATACCCATGCCTAAACTTCCTGTAGAGCAATGAATTCCATATTTTAAATTTCTGTGTGGATGGCCACCTAATTGATTGAATAAAGTTTCCGCACATTGAAACTCAAAATGCTCCAATACAACATAAAGAGCTAAAGCTGCATGACCAGAAGACAATATAAAAACATCATTTTTATTTTTATTTAAATAAATATTATAAATTATAGGTAAAGCAGTTAAACAAGAAGTGAGGTGGCTTATTTTGTATTTATAAGCTATGTCTAAAAGTCTACGCTCTAATTTTTTTACCATATGAATTTATTATTATAATAATCTATAATTTTTGGTAATTCATCGTCAAAAACCGCCTCTGGAGACCATCCTAACTTTTTAATTTTATCATCGTTGAGGGCATATCTCATATCTTGGCCATCTCTATCATATGAAAAGTCTGCGTGGTCCTCTACTGACCCCTTATCCAAATGATTTAATATTTTTTGGAAAACTGTATAATTTCTCTCTTCAAAAGATCCAGCTATATTATATATTTGATTGTAAGCTCCTACATCAATAATTTTCATGACTGCTGAGGCTGTATCTTTAGCATGTAGCCAATTTCTCACTGGTAAACCCTTGTTATGTAAAGGCAGTTTTCTTTTTAAGTGTATGTATTTACAAGCTTTAGGTATTAATTTTTCAACATACTGACCCATGCCATAATTGTTTGTAGGTCTAACTATTACGTAGGAGATTTGATGGGTTCGTTGCCAAGCCATTATTAGCATATCAGCTGCTGCTTTAGTTGCTGAATATGGGTTACTTGGTATTAAAGGATCTGTCTCTAAGTGTTCTCCCCTGTTAATATCCCCGTATACTTCATCAGTGCTAAAATGTATTAAGATAGGTTTTTTAGAAGTTTCTTGCCTATAGTTTTTTAGTAATTTCAATAAATTATGGACACCATTTATATTAGATGAAATAAAATCATCGCTATTTGATATGGAGTTACCAACATGAGTTTCAGCTGCCGTGTTGATTACATAATCACACTCATATAAAAATTTTAAATCATTTATATCAGACTTAACAAAAGAAAATCTTTCATTTAATTTAAACTCTTCAAGTAGATCTTTATTTGATGCGTAAGAGCATTTATCAACACCCTTAACAAAATAACCTTTTTGTAAACATGCTCGTGTTATGTACGAGCCTATAAATCCTAAACAGCCAGTGATATAAACTACTTTCATTGTTCAAATTTTTGAGAAAAACTCATCTATTCTATCTCCTATATAATTCATTTGCTCTTCTGTTATTCCAGGGTAGACACCCATAAAGAAAGTGTCTCTTGTGCTTCTAGTTGCGACAGGAAAATCTTCTATAGGATTATCATACTTCTGTGCAAACTTGGAATACGCAGGGTGCAATAACGCATTTCCAGTAAAATATGATCTTGTTTGTATTTTTGAATCTTCTAAAAAATTCACTAAATCCTGCTTCTTAAAAGGCGCATTTTCTTTTACAGTAACTAGGTAGCCAAACCATGAAACATCTGCTTTTTCATGCTTTACTGGTAAATGTAAATACTCAGAATATTTTGAAAGTGAGTTAGTAAGTTTTTCAAAATTCTTCTTCCTAGCAGAATGCATGTAATCTAATTTATCTAATTGAGCTAAACCCATCGCCGCTTGCATCTCAGTAGGTTTTAAATTATATCCTATCTCAGTGAATACATATCTATGATCATAGATTATTTCTTTGCAGTCTTTAAACCAAGAATTAAATCTATTACCACAAGCTGTGCCGCAGGTGACATCCCCAGGTTTTTTAGCATTGCAATAACATGCTCTACCCCAATCTCTAAGGGAAGCTAAAGCATTTCTATGAATTCGATTATTGGTTGCAACAAAACCCCCCTCTCCCATCGTCATGTGGTGCGCTGGAAAAAAAGAACAAGTTGAAACATCACCAAAAGATCCTAAAGGATCTCCATTCCATGTAGACCCTAGGGCATCACAAGAGTCCTCTAAAAATATTAAATTATATTTTTTAATTATCTCCATTAGTCTATCCATGTCAGGTGGATTTCCTAAAACGTGTGCAAAAGTAATACCTTTTATGTCTTTATCTTTTTCTAAAATTTCTTCTACTTTATCTAAATTTAAATTAAGATTTGGAATCTCTACATCTACAAAAATAGGTTCAAATCCATTTTGTATTAAAGGATTTATAGTAGTGGGAAAACAAACAACTGGCGTTATGAATTTACTGCCTTCTGGCAAAGAACCTCCTCGTTTAGTTTTAAGTAAAGAAGCCATAAGCAAATTGGCAGAACTTCCAGAATTTACTAAAACGCCATCAGCCTTGCCTAAATATTTTGCAAATTTTTGTTCAAATTCTCTGCCTTTTTTACCTAATATAAACCATCCCTCTAGTAAAGATTTTATAGCATTTATATATTCATTGGAATCAAAAGTTGGGCCAGAGTATTGAACCCAATCCTCACCAGCAACCCATTTAGGTTTTTCTTTTGCGTCAATATATTCTTTTACTAAGTCTAATATTTGTTCCATAATTTTCTCCACTTGCTTTGAATTATGCTGTCATAAGAAATTGTTTTTCTATGCATTTCCCATGTAGATTGTTTTTCATTTATTCCGTAATAGTAGCCTATAAACTCGTTTATATTATGTATATAAATGTTTTTATCTAAAAGTTTAAAATAAAATTCATAATCAGCAGCCCCACTATAAAGCTCAGGCTCCCTTTTTAAAGTTTTATCTTTAAAAATATCAATATGATAAAATACTGAAGGTGTATTTACATAACAGCCCGTTAGCATTTTTGATTTTAAATCTTCAATATCTAAATATTGATGTCTTGTTTTTTGAATTGCTTGATTATCTCTAATCCATACTAAATCAGATTGAGCACATAGTATAGTTTTTTTTTGTGTTTTAACCCAGCCACAAAAGCTAGAGATGTAAGTTTCAGCTATAAAATCATCAGAGCCTACAATTGTGTAATAATCGCCATCTAAATAATCAAAAGCTTTCTGTAAACACTCGTCCCAGCATTGAGGATATATGTTTTTAGCTTGATCTATTATATAATCTTTATTACCTGATGACAAGATTTCTCTAGCTATGTCCAAACTTTTATCAGTGCTTTCGTTATCAATAAAAATTATTTTATAATCTTTATGATCTTGATTTATACAACTATCCAAGCACCTTGATAAAAACTCAGCTTTGTTAAAATTTGGTATAATTACATTAACCCGCATAATTTAAAAGTTGGTTAACTCTGCAAAAGTACGTATGATTATCTTTAATGTGTTCAATGTTTTTTGATTTAATACTGCAAACATCCTGATTTAAATAGTCTGAAGCGTATTCACAAAGTATTTCAGGATCATTAGAGGTTTTACAATCTGGAAAATATTTATCTATCTGAGCATTTTCATCACTAACTAATAACCCATTTATACCTAAAGATTTAAAAGTTCTCTCATTAGCGTCTAATTTTAAAACTCTTTGATATTTATCATGTATATTCAAAGCTATTTTAGAATTTTTCATTATATAGTTTTCTTGCTCATGACTAATATTTTGGCCAACTGAAAAAGCACAATTAAATTTTTTATTCAAAAATGCCGTTAATGTTTCATTCATGATTTGAATTTTCTCATTAAATCCATTATCAGCATAACCTCCAACAAAGCATATATCATATTTAAAATCTTTTGTGTTTGGATCTACAGATTGATATTTAAGGTCATCAAAAGCTAAAGGCACAGTCCTTACATTTTGCCAAATATTATAATACTCCTGTTTTACTTCACTAAATGTCCATTTAACAACATTAGTAAACTGATTAATTTTTTCGATAGTTTTTGCTGGTAAAGAGCAAACAAAATTAGGATGCAACCCCCAAGGCTTTGGAAAAGAATTTGACGAACAAAACAAAAAACAATTTTTGCTTTTTTCTATGTGTTTTAAATTACTTTCCGTGGCCCATGAATCAGTGATCATTAACAAATATTCAGCAGAATCTATTTCGTCTAACGACTTTATAAATTTTGCTTCAAACCCCTTTTTAACCCAAGCTCTATAATAACCATTATATATCCAATGGCCAGCGTGACTTGGATGGTCTTGAATATAAACTATCACAGTTTATCTAAAATGTTTTTTAATCTAATTTTTGAAGTATGCTCTTTCAAAAATCTTTCATAGCCTTTTTTAGCAATCGACTCTCTTTCAAAATCATTTTCTATATAATAAGCTATTTTATTTAGAGCTTCTTCTTTTGTTTTAAAAGTTACTATTTCTTTCTCTAGCTCAAATAAATCTTCTAAGCCATCTACATATTCTGTAATTAATAAAGATCCTGAGCAAACAGCTTCAAAAATCCTTAACTTCATTTGAGCTTTTTTATCAGCATCGTTATTGTTAACTGTTAAATTAAAAACTATCTTAGATGAGCCGTATATTCTAAATATATCTTCATAAGAAACTCCATAAAAATTAGTAAGCGGCGCACCATTACATTTTAAATAATTAAAAATATCAGATCTACTTTCAGTGATGCCTCCACAAAAACCCACGCCAATTTTTTTTTCGCAATCTAATCTTAAAGATTCATTGCAATGCCAATTGCCTAGAATAATATTTTTATATCCTATATCTTTATATTTTTTTAAATACTTTTTTTCTGGTGTTGTGCAGTATGTAAATTTATTACAAACCTGTTTATTAAATGAATCAAATCTCCAAGTATCATCACAAAACCAATTTAAAGTTTTTACTTTACCTTGTTTAGTAATTTGTTCTATTATGTCTAAAGGTTCGTGTGGGGCCACTGAAGGATTACCAGTCAAGCAACTTAGTATTAAGTCAGGAGCGAATGAATCTACTATTTGTAGAAAATTATTTTTATCTCCTTTGACTGTATCATAAAATAATACATTATGGCCCAATTCTAAAAGTGGTATGTAAAAATTAAAATAACCAGCATCAAAAAGATTTTGACCATTTCTGTTTAATGTTTTGTTATATACTAAAATTATTTTCATATCTTGCTCCAAAAATTTGATGCTGCGGTTTCACAGCGTTGTTTAAATTCATCATACCCTACTTCTTGAAACTCTAAGTAAGAGCCTATTTTGTTTACGTCGCCTACTATTTCTTCAACTCCACACAATAACGCCTCCCCCACCATTCTGCAAAAAGGCTCATTTACAATAGGCGAGTGATAAAGTGCCTTTGATTGTTTAAAAACTTGAGCTATTTCTTCATGAGATTTTAAACCTAAATATTCAACATTTTCCATACCATTAAAAAAATTAGAACAATCGCCATCGCTCCAGCCAAAAACACTTATTTTTCTATCTTCATTTTTTTGAGCAAATGCTTTTAAATTATCTAATCCTTTAAGTGGATGTAAATATCCACAATAAACTATGTCATATATTTTTTCAGTGTCATCTTTGTTAAAAATTTTAGTATCAATAGGGTCATATACTATTTCAACATTTGTAAAATAATCTCCATATAAATCCTTAAAAAACGAATGATGGAATTTACTTAAAAAAAAGTTTTTTTTAGAACTGGTAAATATATGCGCTCTAGTTCTAGTGTCTAAATATGAGCATGAATCGTGCTCTAATCTAACTTTTTCAGGCACATTCTTTAAAAATTCTATTTTTGCAGGGTTTGTTTTATTTATTAATTCTAAATTAGAATGTATAACTAAATCATAAGAACTTAAAAAGTCTGTTATTGAAGATGAATAGTGATGCTCAATAATTTCATGGCCTAGACTTCTACCCTGTTCAATTATAATTTGGTTACTGACCTGCGCTCCACCTTTTCTTTGTTTTAAAGTGAAATCTGATACAAATAATATTTTCATGCAATAGCATGATTATATATTATATGTCTGTCTCTTCAATAAAAATAAATACGTTTTCTAAATCTGGATTTTCAGAAATTAAATCACTTTGCTCTACAAAGTTATCATCATCCCAGCCCCATTCGCTTAAAATTTCGTCATCATCCCATGCAACAGCATCGCTTGATGTCATTTTGCTGACTGGCTTTTTGCTCCAAAATCTGCACGACCAATACCTAGCTTTGTACTTTGGACCTGGGTTTGTGTCACATTGATGTCTAGCTCTAAAGTTTTTTCTTCGCTCAGGGTCGTCTCTTTTTATTTCCATGTTTGGATCACCAAACTTGACCATAACGACATTACCCTTTTCATTCTTTACGTAAACCCCGAATTTTTTTTTTGAGCCAGAGGGTAATCTAAACGGTTTATTTAAAGTTTTTTTTTCTGCCTCTGAATAATCTATGTCTTCAATATCGAGATCCATTTCCTCTTCGAGTACTCCAGCCTCTAATAAATCTATTTTAGCTAAAGCAAAATTGAGTTCAGAAAAGTCATCATATACAAATCTTGCTTCTTCGTTATAGTATTCTTCGCTACCCCTAGCTATATCTGAATCAGCGGCTCTGTAAGATTTTTTTACTTTGCCTCCTCTCATCATTCTTAAAAATGTATTGACCCTAGCCATAGCCCATTGACCTCTAGATTTACCAGGTCTATGAGTACTTGAAAAAGCGCCAGCGCCTCGCCTGTAAACTTTTTTAAGTTGGCCTAATGTGACTTTTCTTGAGTGTTTGGAGTTGTGCTCTTTAACTTTATTTTTTAGGGCAGTTACAACTTTTTCAGAGAAATTAATTTTCGGAGCTTTTTTGCCACCACCAGCTGATCCTTTAGGATTTTTCTTAGAACCTTTTTTGCGCTCTGACGGCTTAGCTGGAGTCTGTGCTCCACTTCTTGGCCCAGGTCGCTTGGCGGCCTGTGATTCCAAAAATTCCTTTGCTTTATCTGAAAAATCGTACTCCATCTAGCAATGATTTACACAAAAAATTAATTAAAATGAATTTTTAACCCTCGCAAGATGAACAAGATAGTATGGATCTTGCAAGCTCTTGACTAGGATTGGCGCTTCTTTGGTAATAAAAGCTTTTTATACCTTGTTCCCAGCCAAAAATTAGTAGTTCGCTTACCTGTTTTGGTGGGCATTTAGGGGCTATCATTAAGTTTAGGCTTTGACTTTGATCTATATACTTTTGCCGTTGAGCCGCCTGTAATACTATTTCTTTTTGTGAAATTTCGCCAAATGTTTTAAAAACATCCTTTTCCTCATCGGATAGGAAATCTAAATGCTGTACAGATCCACCTTTAACTAGAATAGATTTCCATGTAGTTTGGGTATTCTTTTTCTTTTCGGTTAAAAGTTTTTCTAGGTAAGGATTTTTGTATGTGAATTTTCCTTTTGCTAAGTCTTTTGTAAAGTAATTACTATTCAAAGGTTCTATAGATGGCGAAACTTGACCTAAAATAAATGAGCTTGAGGTAGTAGGAGCTATCGCCATCGTTGTTAGATTACGTCTGCCATAGCCTTTTAAATATTCAGGTTCACCTAGTAAAACAGCTAAATCTTGTGTTGCTTCATCACAACGCTCTTTTATAAGCTGATGTATCTCTTGATTTAAAAATTTAGCTTCTAAACTTTCAAAAGCTATCATTTTATCTTGTAAATAAGAATGCCAACCTAAAACTCCTAAACCTATGGCTCTCTGCCTTTTAGCAAACTCATGAGAGCTTTTCATAAATGGGATATTCTCTGTTTTTTGTACGTACTCCTCCATCACTGCATCTAAGAAAAATGTCAAAGTTTCGACAGCGTCAGTCTCTTTGATTTCCTCCCAGTTCACTAAATTTAAAGATGACAAACAGCAAACAAAAGACTCCTCTTCAGATGAGTGCAAAGCTATTTCGCTACAAAGGTTAGAGGCGTGTATTTTTAAATTTTTATCCTGATAAGGTTGAGGGGATGAATTGTTAACAGTATCAGTAAAAAATATGTAAGGGTATCCTGTTTCAAATCTTTTCTTTATGAGAGCTGCCCAAATATACCTCTTTGATTTATCTCCAGATATCAATTCTCTCATCCAAGAGTCGCTTATGCAAACACCAAAAGATAAATCTTGTATTGGGTGGCCCTCGCTTCTTATTCGTAAAAACTCTTTTATATCTGGATGATCAATAGGTAGATATCCCGCGAAAGAACCTCTTCTGACATTACTTTGAGAAACGACAGATGAAACTTTGTCAAAAAGTTCCATAAAATGCACTGATCCACTAGAAGTGCCGCCAGAGGATATTTCCGCACCTCTACCTCTAAGCGCTCCAAAATAAGCTGACGTTCCTGATCCGTGTTTAGTTTGCATGCCAACCTCAGCTTGCTTGTCTAAAATAGAATCCATTCGATCCTCAATGTAAACCCCATTGCAAGAGATTGGTAGACCTCTTTCTCTACCAAAATTTGCCCAAACTGGGCTAGCTAAAGAGTAAAAACCTCTAGCCATGTAATCTTCAAATTTTGCGGCAAAACCTTTTACTTTTAAATAATTTTCAGCAGCTTTAGCAATATCTGAAATTCTTTGCTCTGGAGTTTCTCCAGCTTGTAAATAACCCCTTTTTAAAAAAGCCTTTGAATCTTTATTTAGCCAGTAATATTTGTTCATTAAAATAGATCGTCTGCGTCAAATGTCTGTGAGTTTTTAGAATATTCAACAGGTCGAGAATGAAAAAAATCAGTAGCATTATTGCCCATCAATTCTTCCTCGAACCACATTGTATTTTCTAAAACAGAAGTGTCAACATTAAATGCAGAAGAAAACCCTATTTTTTCTAAAGAGTCATTTATTCTATTTTTTATAAATTCTTTTAAGATATCACCATTAAGACCTGTCTCATTGAAACCATTGATCATCCAATCAACAATTTTACTTTCAGCTTTAAAAGCTTCTTGAGCTTCATTCACAATCCTAGCTTCTAACTCATCATCAAATAATTCTGGGTGCTCGCTTCTAATTGTATTAATTATTTTGATTCCAGCCAACGCATGAATGTTTTCTTCATTGCGAGTATACTTGACTTGCTGTCCAGTATCTTTAAGTATATTCCGATAACGATTAAACCAGTTAATAATATAGAACTGCGAAAACAGAGAAACATTTTCCACAAAAAGCGTGAAAAGAATGATCGAATACACATATTGCTTTTTTGAATCTTTGTAAAATTTATGATTATATTTTCTAAGATAGTTTACCCTGCCTTGAATAAAATCAAGTTCTAGATTTTTCTCAAAGACATCTTCAAGACCCAGAACTTTCAGTAATCTTTCATAAGCATTGTTATGAATGACCTCGACGTTTGCCATTACATACCCCAAATCTGTCAAACTCGGATGAGGTAGATTATCGCCTAATTTGCTCCAAAACTTTTTTACCGCTACTTCAATCTGCCCAATCGCTGAAAGTGTTCTGATAATAATTTCTTTTTCCTCTGAGTTTAAATTAACATTAAAATCTTGTATATCGCTGCTAAAACTAAACTCTTTATCGGTCCAAAAACCGTTGTGCATTGCCTCAATAAATTCTTGCGCCCATGGATAATGGTCGGGCTTCCTTGATATTTGTTCTTCGAAAATCATGACTATTGTTTTTACACCATACTTGAGCAAGCTGTCAAATTGTATTTAAAAAATTTTTTTCTTGACAAAATGGATTTAATTTGTATCATACCGTATAACGGTTTAAGGACGTAATTATACATATAACGTAATAGGTAAAGCTATACGTTATTCTGTTCTATTACGTTTTATAAAATATTTAAATTATATATAAATATAATAATAATATGGATAAAGGTTTTAATTTTACAGAATCGCTTGCTTCGCAAAGCGACTTATCTTTGATCAATAAAATTAAAGATAGCAACGATGAGGGTAGTTTAATGGAGCTTATCAACCGTCATTCTGGCATTTATCACACAATGGTTAATAATTTTTTATCTGGCCCTAAAAATGTTGGAGATAAAGGCAATTTGCTAGATGACAAAGTGCATGAAGTATACTCTTGCGCCATAAAATTTGACCCAAGTAAAAACACTAAGTTCCCTACATATTTAGCTAATCATACAAAGTGGAAATGTTTAGGAGTTTTAAATAAAAAGAAAAAACAACAGGAAATTTCTTTCGAAGACGAAAATATTTTTTTTGAACCGTCATGCGATTCTTTTATAGAAAATTTAAGTAAAGATGAGATCTTAAAAACTTTTTCTAAATTTTTGGAAAAAGAAACAGATGATAGAGTTAGAAAAATTATTGACAAGAGATACAATGTGGATAATCATAAGCTCAGACCTTGGAAAATCATAGCTGAAGAGCTAGGAATGAGTATTCAAGGTTGTATAAACATTCATAATAAATTTTTAACTAAAATAAAAAAACAAACTAAATATGTATAATTCAATAACTGCGGCAGCTTATCTTGTTAAAGATCCAGAATCTAGAACAACATCAACTGGTAAAAAAGTAACAAATCTTAGAGTAGGTATATCTTCAGGTAACACTAAAGATAAATGTTATCTTGATGTTCAATATTGGGATAAACAAGCTGATATTGCTGAAAAATATTTAACAAAAGGGCGTGAGTTTATTGTTCAAGGTGAACTTTGCATGTCATCTTGGGAAAAAGATGGCAAAAATTTTAGTAAATATTTTATAAGAGGTAAGGATCTTCAGTTTCTTTCATCTAAGAAAAAAGAGTCTGATGATTCTACTGCACCTGCAAAGGAAGAAAAGGTTGCTGAGGAAGTTCCTTTTTAATGAAGCTTTTACTAGAGCTACCATTAAATAGTTTAAGTTTTGGTAATGTTTCTATAAACATACTGCGAGAACTTCATAAAAAAAATATTGAAATAGGTCTGTTTCCAACTGGCGACATTAATGTCGATAGTTTTGAATTAACGGACGATTTTAAAAAATATCTTGAAGATGCAGTAAACAATAGGTTTAGTTTTTTAGATCATGATATACCAAGCCTTAAACTATGGCACTTAAATGGTTCAGAAAATAAAAAGAATAAAAATCAGTTTTTATATACTTTTTATGAATGTAACCAGCCTACAAATGTTGAAGTAGCAATAGCTCGCAATCAAGAGAAGACTATATTTAGTTCTCAATATGCCAAGAATCATTTTGATTCTAATGGTTTAAATAATTGTGAAGCTATTCCACTAGGTTTAGATTCTTCATTCAAGCCTACTGGCAAAACATACATGCAAGACCGCATTCATTTTGGGTTAATGGGGAAGTATGAAAGTAGAAAGCATACTCAAAAAATTATTAGAAGTTGGCTAAAAAAATATGGCAATAATAATAAATATTTGTTAACATGCTGTATTACAAATCCCTTTTTCAAACCTGAACAAATGCAAGGTTTAATTAACCAAACATTAAATGGTGAGCATTATAACAATATAAATTTTTTACCTCATTTAGCTACAAATAAAGAAGTTAATGAGTATTTAAATTCAATTAATATTGATTTAGGCGGCTTGTCTGGTGGAGAAGGTTGGAATCTACCGTCATTTAACGCTACGTGTTTAGGTAAATGGAGCGTCGTATTAAACGCCACTTCTCATAAAGATTGGGCTAATGAAAATAATTCTATTTTGGTTGAGCCGTCAGGTCAAATGCCAGTTTACGATGGAGTTTTCTTCAATCCTAATCAGCCATTTAATCAGGGAACTTTTTATACTTGGACAGAGGATGAGGCTATCTCTGCTATGGAATTAGCTGAATCTAAAGTGGGTCAAGTTAACACAGAGGGTGTCAAAATGGGTGACAAAATGTCATACGAAAAAACTGTAGACTCTATTTTATCCCTTATTTTTAAGGGTTAATTAGTTGGCATATTTAATGTTAATATATAATGCATTATGAACACACTATTTAATTTATTAAACGAACAACTACAATATCCTGTCCAACCGACAGATAACAAAGACGCTTATGAACTTGAACTTTCATTTGCTGGTTTTTCTAAGAGCCAAATAAAAATAAGCGCCACGGACAGCCTATTAACTGTGGAAGCTAAAAATAAAAAAGATTCTAAGAAAAGAACTGTCAGACTTGCTAATCAAGTTGCTATAGATCATATAGTAGCCGAATACACGCATGGATTACTAAAATTAACATTACCGAAAAAAGGTGTAAATGAAGGTAAAGAAATAAAAATTACTTAATGCCTATTTACGTTTATAAACATCCTGATAAAGAAGAATATGTTGAAGTCCTTCAAGGTATGAATGATGAACATGTATATGAACAAGATGGTTTAGCATGGGAGCGAGTTTTTCTCGCTCCTAATGCATCCATTGATTCTGATGCTGATCCATTTAATAGTAGACAGTTTATAGATGCAACTGCCGCAAAAAAAGGAACGTTAGGCAATATGATGGATTACTCTAAAGAGCTTAGCGAAAAAAGAGCACAAAAAAATGGAGGCGTTGATCCTGTAAAAGAAAAATATTATAAAAATTATTCAAAAGCTCGTAATGGAGCTAAACACATAAATCAAATAAAAGAAAAAGGCTACGAGAGCAAAAACGTAAAAATTGAGTATGATTAATAATCTGTACCACTCAAGGTAAGTCCAACAGTTTCATTTACAGGAAATGTAAATGAAGAATCAAAAGACATTATTCCATTAATTGGTATTGAAGAATTATACGATTCTAGTCTAGCTTCTGAAATTGAATATTTTATTGATTTAGGGTCTCTATCACCATCGTTTTTAAGGTATTCAGTAGCCTTACTATTTTGTTCAAACTGCACCCCAAATACAAAAACCTCATCAGCTGGGTCTGAAGGATCTGTCATATCGAACCTTACAGCTATACTGCCAGATCCAGTTGGAGTTGCAGTAATCTCAAACCTTTGAAATTCATCTGTGAGAGTAAAAAGCCCAACACTTGTTGGACCTGTTGCAGTTCCAACACCAAACCAAATTTGTAATCTAAATGATTTACCAATAGTGCTACCTTTACCTTTAGCAAACGCTGATAAAGTATAGGGTTTACCTGCCTCGACAAACAAGTGTTTTACATCGCTAGGATTACTACTAAATATAAGTGCATAAGCATCAGTGGTATTAGCTCTGAATAAAGTCGCATTATTTCCACCTCTAGGATCAGGATTATCTTCACTTACTACTGACATAGGACCAGAGGAGTCTTGCAATGACCATTGACTGCTAAACCTTTGTGAGAACGCAACCATGTTACGATTTTCAGTAGCTAAAACTAAATCAAAACTATAAGTTTCTTCATTGGGAAGCACACCAGTAATGTTGCCATTTTCATAACCTGACACTAATGATGAAATAGAAAATGATCCGTTAGCTGGCATTTCAGCTTTCCTATCATAAGAAAAATCACTACCAAAGCCATAATTAGAAACTCTTTGTAATCCAACTGACATGTCTAGGGATTGGACTAAATGACTCCCTGATATTTTTTGACCACCAACCTGCAAATTTTCAAACGATATTGAACTTCCTGTATCATTTGGAACAAGAACCATTGCTGGATCTTTAATTCCGCTAGCAAAAGAAAATTCTACTTGTCCAATATTACTATTATTTCCACTAATTAAGTTTATGGCTGGTGATTGCATGTCTGAACCAGTCAAATTCTCAAACTTAGCATTTGAGCCTATATAAGTTGTTGTAACAATAGGTAACGAGTCAATAGAATAACTTAATCCATAAGATGTTAAATAACAATTTCCAAAAGATGCCGCTTCAAAACCAGTCAAATCAATCGCTGATCCATCAATCGTTATTGAACTTAAAGCGTCCTCGCCTTGAGTTGGATTTGTTATAAATAAAAAATTACGATTGTAAGGCAGAACACCAGATAAAGCCTGAATAGGTTTAGTATAGTCATCTGGTATTTTTAAAAAATTAGTATTTATCTCATTCTGTAATTTACTTTCTGGCAAGTAAGATAGCGTTAACTCCACATCTGGCTGAGTAAAAGTGTTATCTATTGCATATTGCTGTGAACCAATCTGCTTTGATTTTTCATGAGGCAGGGCAAAAGAAAAAGCAAGATTTTGGGTATTATTAATTAAATTTAAATTAATATTAAAAGTGCTAAATGATCCAGTATGGTTACTTGCAGCGACTATCGCGTTTTGACTTTTTATAATATTTTTAGCCATTTTATGATCCTGTTGGAATTACACCCAATGGGTCTTCTACAAAGTTAACAGTTAAATTATTAGTATCACTATAAATCCAAGTGTGAGTCCAAGATGGAGAATAGTAAACTTTTGGCCTGTTATAAACAGAGGGTATTTGATGCTCGAACCTTCTATATCCAGCTTTGTTTTCTAAAAAGTGCAACATAGATTTTAATTGACGGTCAGTTATATTAGTAAAATTATAACTTAAATCAAATTTAGCTATGTTTTTTGTATTTTTTGGCCCACCTAATCTTTGAGTAAATGAATTTTTAAACTTAATTATGTCTGATTTAATACCCACATTAAAATCTTGATTTTGATCAGGCTCGAAGAAAAACTTTTGAGTCCATTTTGTAGACTCGCCAGTAGGACTATTAGAATGAGATGCAGTATGATCGCCGCTACAATAATAAAAATTATTTAAATTATTAGTGCTAACCCCAGAAAAAACAACATCATACTTTTTGTATGAAGTAGAAGGAACCCAATTCCGAAAAGACAAATTAGTAAAATTATTGCCTGACCAGTTAAATAAATTAGGAGCTGTATCTACGTCAACCTTGGCTGAAACACTAAAGTTTTGATTATTAGATGGGGTGACTTTATATGAATTACAAAAGCCGCTTACATTTTTATAGATTCCAGAATTATCTGGATTAAATCTCATGGCAAGAAATCCAGATTTACTTTCAAAAAAGTTAGCTAAAGATCTAGCATTAGTTTCATTAACTTGATAGTTAACATTGAAACTAGCTGTTAAACTGTTTAGCGATAATGGAACTGATTCATAGTAAAAATTATCAGTTATGTAAGTATTTGCTTTTGCAGAAAAGTTAGCAGTTGAACCATAAACAGGTGTCAAAGATAAACCTGTTAAATCTTCAGGAGCTGTTACGCCAGAAATATTTCTATCTCTATTGTAAAGTAAATTTTCTTGATCTAATCCTGTTAAAGTGCTCATGACGTATGCCCCATATAATTAAGAGTTAATCTCAAACTTCCATCTGAAGATGCACTTAAAGTTTCACTTGTTAAACAAGCATTAGGAACGGAGGCATCAACAAGGGCTGGTCCACCATTTCTACCCTCAATTCTAAAATTAACACTTCTACTACTTTTTCCTGTTTCTAAAAAATTTCTACCACTTTCTAAAAAAGCATCATCAACCTCTATCTGAACCGAAGCATTAATATTTACAGGCGGTATAAATTTAACTTCTACTGGAGCTTTTTGACCAATAGAATAATAAGGTTTTCTATTGCAAGTTATTGCATAATCAAATCCTATAACACGGTTAGTCGTACTATTATCGCAAGTGGCTGTGATACTACCTTGACTTGGGATTGTTATACTGGGTGCAGCATCACTTCCTGATGCGCTTGCCCCAGTTCTCATTTCATCATAAACAATAAAAGTTGCTTGTTCTTTTACAGGTGCTCCGACAGCGCAGTTTATAGACCAATTACTTAGGTAACCACTTTGAAAGCCGTAGGATTGATCCTCATAATGAATACTACCAGATAAATTGTTTGATCCAGTAAATGGATCACTACCACCAACTCCTGAAACACCGATTGATTTGTAAACTAAATCTCTAGTAAAAGAAAAAGATTGTTGTATTTCGCCATTTACAGTTGTTAATCCATTTTTAAAACCAAGAGGATTTATCGTTTGAGCCGAAGTGTTATAAGCAAAATCAACACTTTTTATGCCAGATACTTCTTCACCCTCTAAAAATAATCTAGAGTCATAATTTAATTTAGTGCCAAACATTAATCTGCAAGCATGCCTCCTAATCTTTTCTCAGTTGATATGACATCTTTGACTGCATCTTTAATTTTTGTTGCTAATGTCTTATCTTCTTCCTCAGCATTTGTTGTATCCTCTTGATCAGCGGATCTATCTGAATTGACTACTATGCTTATGTTAGTGTCGCCTTTCGTTATGGACATATTAGAGCCTCCTCCTATTGATGCGCCAGAATTCAAAGCTTGTAAATTAGCAGCTCCTATCCTAGCTGTGGAAGCAGCGTTCATAACAAACTCACCGCCAGATAACATTGCTGGAACTGTATCAACACCAGCAGCGTAGCCAACTCCACCTCCTCCAGCCATGTATGGAATCATTCCACCCATAGGATTTTTAAATGGCCCTACGTTACCGCCAGATAAATTTGGTGGCCCTATGAAATCAGCGGGTGAACCGTAACCTTTCCTACCTCCAAACAATCCACCTCCCCCAAACATTAACCCAGACACAACAGCCAATCCAAGAGATCTTAATAATCCACCACTTGAACTACTTCGAGCAGCGGCTTGTTCTCTTTTTTGTCTATCTGATTGTAACTTTTGAACAAATAATCCAAAAGCTTCAGACTTGGCTTGTTGAGTTCTCCTGAATGCTGGACTCATAGAT